TTTCATTCTCATTTATAATTTCATCAATATTATTATCCATTTTACTAAATATATACATATAATTTTTAAATAATTTTATGTATATAATATTCTTACCGTGTCATTTTAAATCTTCAAAGGTATAAACTAATGTATAGTGACAATAATTTATTGTTTATCCAGCAACTATATGATGAATATCCTTGTTCTCTGTTCACATCAGATGCGTCTAAATCGGGCGCCATTAATTCATCCTGTATATCGTCCTCACAAAACGAAGATATATGATAACTATTTTCTTTATTCTCAGTATTCCATACTTCTGTATTTTTTTTCAAATTGATCAATTGAATTATTTTAGTATTTGCATTTTCTAAATCACTAAATGATGGATATGGTGTTGTTTTATGAACATATGGTTCCTTATTTTGTGACATAATATTATCCAATATTATATTATATGCAAATAAAATGAAGATCATTATACATAAAATATGACTGATAATCAGGTAAATAAGTATTACAATTATATAATTATACAACTATAAAATAAGTTATTGAGAATATATGGAAAAATATAGTGAGAATTTGGTGTAATATCATAACCATTTTGACATTAGTATCGATTGGTATCAGGTGTGAATACCCAACACTAGATTGGATAGTAACGGAAGTAAATAAACAATCTATAAATTCTATTTCATCTTTGGTTGTTCTATCATCCAACACTTCTAATTCATGACTCATCAAATAATAAATGTATGAGAATAATAAAATGAATACCACATTAAATAATACAATAGTTAATAAACTACCTATTCTTTTTTTCAGCATCTTATAAAAATACTATATTATAATACTTTACACATACAAGGATTGATTTGTAACTACATATTTTAATGTTAATTGAGATATATCTCTTAGCTTACTTAAAAACTCCATATCCCCTGTAATTTCAGCGACCTTTTCCATCTCTGCTGAAATATTGTTTATTTTCAACAAAGCTTTAACAAATTCTCCTAAAAAAATTCCTTTATCTCTTGCTAGTTTATCTAATATTTGTCTACATTCTGCAGGATTATTACACGAACACCAATCTACAACATAACTCACTAAATCAAAATGAATATCATAATCTAAACCACTATTGATACCTTGTTGTGTTTCTTTCTTTTGGAATTCGTCATAAAGTTGTTTTACATCAAACAAAAGGTTGGTCAAATTTGGCGCATCTATGTTTGGCTGGTAGGATTTCATATCATCATTAATGGTTAGATTTGTAAAACAGCTAAATAATGCCACTAACTCGTGAGAGGTTAACCTCTGTAATTTTTTCTGTTCAATCAATTTCCCAAATGCTAAAGAATGAATTTCTTTTATATTACTTGCTATTTTGCCTCTAGTAGTTAGTGTAGTAGTGCCTTGGCTATCACTATTATCTAACTCAACATATCCCTCTTCAGCCAATAGTTGTATAACATTTTCTATAGAATAGTCCATGTAGTTAGAAGCTTCTTTGTATTCCTTTTCATAAATTTGCAACTGTAATGTGAGCTTGTTTCTGTTGTCTGTTGATTTATTAAAAATTCTACTATTGGCTTCAATATTTGGGTATTCAGCTTTTAATTCATCTATATGAGAATACAATTTCGCACGTTTTTTGGGTGCTACTTTTTCTATTTGTTGGCATGTGTCTAAATAATCCTGATACACTTTAGCCATCTTTTCATCGTAATGTTTAGTTCCTTTGTTATTTGTTTCGTCTATTTCTTTCTGTGTCCTTGTTATCTTATTATAAATTCCCTTAAGTTGCTCGTCAATATCGTTAGTTATCATACTTTTTCTAGCAAAAGATTTTACATTCGAATCGCCAATATCAATCAAGTTCAACAAAAGGTTATACGATATTTTAAATTTGGAAATCAAGCTTTGTGGCGCGCCTGATAACATCTGTTTATATTCCCATTTGGATGTATCACGAAACAAATTGTTCAGGTGAATAACATTTCCAACTGTGTCTAGACCTAATCTTCCTGCACGTCCACTTGCCTGTACAAATTCATGACCCAATAAACATCTAAATTGGTCTCCATCATGCTTATTTATATCCGTAAATATTGTTGTTTTGACAGGTAAATTAAGACCAATAGCAACCGTTTCTGTGCAGAATAACATCTTGATATATCCTTTGGCAAAGAATAATTCTACAATCTCTCTTAAAACAGGCATCATACCCGAGTGATGTGTAGCTATTCCTTTTTCTAAAAGTGATACTAATGTATTGTATTCTGGAAGAAACAAGTATTCTTCATAGTTGGGTAATTTTCGAATAATATCATCGCATTCGCGTTTAACTGTATACGGTATTTTACTATCAAACTCAAGCAAAGGTACTGTTAATTCTTTTGCGCATATATCTATTTGTCTCCTCGAAAAAACATAACATAATGCAGGCAACATGTTTTTCTCTACAAGTAACTTGGATACATTATTTAGGACGTGATTCCGTTTTACCCTAACCTTATTTTTACCGAACAAGTCGAGCGTTTTAGCAACTTTGTCATAATGATCATTATCAAACTTACCTTTTGCGTCCTGAATAACAAACAATTTATTAGTTATATTTTTTACTTCACTTTGTACTGCTTTATCTTTGACTAATTTAAATATGGAATTATTTGTAGTAATATAAGAATAATGTGTTAATGGTACTGCTCGTACTGTTTTCTTGACTAGGTATACTATTTTCTCTGTATTATCGCTGGGTTGTTCGCCTCTATTCTCCAGCCAATATGCAAACTTACTAGGATCATCTAACGTTGCAGATAAACCTATCATCTGAATATGTCTAGGAAGCATCATAATACTATTCTCCCATACATGTCCTCTATCTTTGTCATTAATCATGTGTATTTCGTCAAAAACAACAGCTCCTAGGTCAGTTTCAATATCCATATCGAACGAAACCGATGATACTACATTATCTGTTTTGCTCTGGATTTGATACAGTTTGTTTAGTAGTATCTCAGTAGTCATAATGAGAACATCTGCGTCTGGGTTTGTTTTAATATCACCTGTAATGAGACCAAACGTAATATGCGGATATTTATTAGTGAAATCATAATACTTTTGATTCGATAATGCCTTTATAGGCGAACAATATATTGTTTTCTTTCCTTTAGCGTGAAAATAATCCAACGCAAACTCAGCAGGTAAACTTTTACCACTACCAGTAGGAGCAGTAACCAATACATGATTACCTAATACAATTCCTTCTAATGCCCATTTTTGAAATATATGCAACTCATAACTAAATTTTTCAAAATACTCTTTATATTTTGAAAAACTATCCTCAGGATAAGACGTAATAGAACACACTTTTACCATTATTAATATATATACTGACACCATATCTTTAAACCATTACATTATAGTATTTACTAAGACAATATTCTGATGTTGAATAGGACCCCTCTCATAATATCCTTGATATATTATGTAAAAATATTTTATCTACAACGTTTATGAAAAATATAATTTATTGTTTTTGGTGTGGGTCAAATCCTATGTCTAGACAACGTCATTTATGCTTAGAGCAATTGAAAAAAGTGACATTATGTGAAGTAGTATTAGTTACGCCACATTCTTTAGGTAAATATTTATTAGACGACCATCCATTATATCCCTCATTTTTTTATTTATCACAAACCCATAAGGCAGATTATTTAAGAACATATTTTATGAGATTTCATGGTGGTGGGTATACTGATATTAAGCAAACTACGGGTAGTTGATTACGCTCATTTCAACAAATAAATAACAGCGATAAATGGATAATTGGGTATAAAGAAGTACGGGGTGGTGTAGCGTATCTTCCGTTATCTAATAATTGGCATGAACTTCTTGGTAATTGTGCATATATATGTAAACCTAATACACCAGTTGTAGTTGAGTGGTATAATGAAATGATGAAATTAATGGACGAGAAATATAATGAATTACAAAAGTTTCCAGCAAAGTTTCCCCAAGATAGTAAAGAACTAAATAATGGTTATCCTATAGAATGGAATGAAATGCTTGGAAGAATATTTCACAGAGTTCTGTACAAATACAAAAATAAAAGTTTGAATACTCTTCCTATATGTAGTTTCAAATCATATATATAATTATAGATAATAATATATAATGGATAAGATTAGTGTAGTGATTGCGACTTATAACAGATTCAAATATCTGATAAACACCATAAAATCGATTAATAACCAAACCTACAAAAACATAGAAATTATAGTTGTGAATGATAAATCAACAGATCCATCGTATTATAAATATGATTGGTCACAAACTAATGTCAAAATGATTCATCTACCAAAAAATACTAAGAATATATTTGGTCATGCATGTGCTGGCTTTGTTAGAAACAGAGGTATCCAAGAATCTTCGGGAAAGTATATTGCATTTTGCGACGATGACGATATATGGTTTCCTAAAAAGATAGAACTGCAACTCGAAGCAATCAAAAGAACAGGTTGTAAAATGTCTTCTACGAATGGCTGGATAGGAAAGGGCGTGTTTAATCCCGACAAAAAATACCCCCCATATCTAGGACATTATAATCACCCAAAAAAATCTACACAAGAGAAAGATACTAAGGTTACTAGTGAACAGAAAGATGTTATAATATACCAAAACGGGTTTCCAAGTATATGGAATTTAGAATTTTTGAAGCCAGTTAATCATGTTATTTGTTCGTCTGTTTTACTCGAGAAATCAATTTTAGATAAAATAAATAATATGAAACATGTAAAAAATGGCGTTGAGGATTATGATTGTTGGCTAAGAGCATTAGAACATACAAATAGCGTATTTGTGAATGATATGTGCTTTTATTATGACCTTAAACATGGCGACGGTAAGAATTATTAAACAATTTATTATAATATGTATTTTTCCTATATATTATATCAATAATCACACAGGATATTTGTATTACTGACAAATAAAATAAAACCCTAAATTCTTACCATATTTTCAAATGTCGGCTTTCAAATCGCCTAAATATTCATACCCCAGGATTTAAACGCAGTTGGGTGTTTTTTTCTTCCGAAAGTATTTTGCATTTTTCAAAATTGGACATAAAAAAAATGTCCAAAATCAGGAAACCCCGACAAAACCTCCGAAAAAAACTCAAAAAGTCACATCAGAGCATAATGCTCTAAATTTCGTTTTTCGTCGAAAATATTTGTTACGATAAAAAAAATAATTGTGAAAATTTGCATCGGGGGGATAATTATACCTCGAAAAAAAATGATGACAAATGATGACATAAAAAATGCCGAAAAAGACGAAAAAATGCCGAAAAAAATACGCATTTTAAGGGATGGGTTTAGTAAGAGGGTATTTTTACAAAAAAATAATTGTTACCATCTTTCCATAATGATGACAAATGATGACAAAATGATGACAAAAAATGCCGAAAAAATGCCTTATTGTAAATAGTAACAATAATTGTCTAGGACCCATTTTTCTCTTACTGACAATTTTTCGTCCTCTATAATTAACCAAAATTAGCAAATTTATGAAAATCGAAGAAAATCGACAAAAACTCAAAAACCCAAAATTTGAAAAAAAATGAAAAACAAAATTTCAAAAATTGGAAAATCTGAAAATGAAAAAATCGTTAATATCTCAAATTGAAAATCCGCAATATTATACTTTATAAAATAATAATGGCTAGCTACACCGTTTATATTTTGTGTGGATATACATAAATTCTTTATTTTTCGTAATAAAGTATTTAGGCATTTTCTATGTCATCATATATATAATGACAAATGATGACAATAAAAATTCCAAAAAATGCCTGGAATTCATATGTACAGCATGTGACTTTAAATGCAGTAAGAAAAGCAATTATACTAAACACTTATTGACACGTAAACACAAAATGATGACAAATGATGACATGAAAAATGCCAGATCAATCGCGTCAACTCCGCCCAAACCTACACACATATTGACACATGCACATACACCCGAAACTAAACGCACAACCATATCTACCTCTAGAGCTAAACCATATAGTTGTTCATGTGGTAAAAGCTACAAACATCGACAGGGTTTATCGGTTCATAAAAGAAAATGTGGTTATACCCCAGACGGTAATAATATAGCTAATATAAACACTAGTAGTATTGATGGTATATCAGGCGCATCTTCAGCCGAAGAGGTGTCATTATCTGATAATCAACTGATAACCCTAGTTTTAAATCAAAACCAAGAATTAATCAAACACAGTCAAGATATCAACAACAAAATGACCGAGTTTATGAAGAAGGATTGTACAAAAACTACTAATAATAATTATAACAAAACATTCAATCTGAATATTTTCTTACAAGATGATTGTAAAGATGCTATGAACATTATGGATTTTGTCAACTCATTAAAGCTACAAATGTCAGATTTAGAAAATGTGGGGAAACTAGGCTACATAAATGGTATATCAGATATAATTGTGAAGAACTTACAGGCATTAGATATTACCAAACGTCCGCTACACTGCAGCGATATCAAACGAGAGGTTATGTATGTCAAGGACGATAATCAGTGGGAACGCGAAGACAGAGAGAAGAAAAAACTACGAAGAGCAATAAAACACGTAGCACATAAGAACTCAAAAATATTGAATGAGTTTAAAGAAATGTATCCTGATTGTTTAAGTAACGAATCTAAAAAATCAGACCAATATGCCAAATTATTAGTTGAATCTATGGGCGGTTCAGAAATGGACAATACAATAAGTGAAAACAAAATTATAAAAAACATCGCAAAAGAGGTAATCATAGATAAGTAAAATATAAATATTACAGCATTATAATCTATAGCGTTATATCATTTCATTAGTGTCATCTTTGTCACTAACGAATTGCAATCTTATTTTTCGTTTGAATTTCGACTCGTTGTGGAATAAAAACAATCTCACGGTTTTTTGTTCGTACAATTGATATTCCTCTGATACAGATACATACGAAGACATTTTCAATTCAGGTAAATACACAGAATACCTGTACATATCTTTCGACTTTTTATCTACCTCAAAAATATATCCAACGTAACTTTTATTCAGTATTTCACTACTATTACTACATAATTCCAGCAAGTTCGTATCATTCTGAACCTTTCGTATTGATTTCATGCTTTTATTTATGTAATCTAAATCAGACACCCAATAAGTATAAAACGCAGATGCTTTCGCCGATAACATGTTTGGATTAATCATTTCCTGCATCTTTATCATGTTGAGTAAGTCAACCATCCTACGTATTGGACTCGTTATTTGTATATAAGCATCTAATCCTAGCATATCATGTCTAACTTCACTAACATCGCTGATAGCCATACCATTCACATATTTTCCTGTTGAATTGGATATGATTTGTATAAATTTGCTTACATCACTATTTATGTTTTCTGGAGGTTTTACATTTTGTTTATTTATATTATTTTTAAATATGCCCATTTTTTCACCAAGCATTTTCTGCGCGGTTTGATGATTCATCAACATCATTAAATAAGCCACCATATCATGGCTGTCATTTATACTATCCATATACTTATACTTACCTTTCTCTAATAAGTTCTTACAAATCTGGAGTGCTTCTTTGTAGTCGGTATTTTTTAATAATTTTTTGTCTTCATAATGGTAGTTTTTATAAACATTAATAAAAGCATTCTTGTATTTAATATCTACGATTGTATTCGTGTTAATATCGATGTATGTATCCATGCAAAACGATACCCGATTAGTATTCTCTAATAAACTAGCCAGATGGTCTGATAACATCGCTGGTAACATAGACCTTTTTTTATCGGGCAAATAAATCGTAGACACTCTTCTAGAGCATGAATCCCAAATATTCAACACATCAAGTAAAATACTAACGTTTGATATATAGATACTTAACAAAGCAACGTCTTTACTCACATAATTTATGCTGAACCCATCATCTAAATCACTACTATTTTCAGGGTCAATCGTGTACACTTTCCAATTTTTGTGATTGGTTCTATTTTCAATATTTGGATACTTTTTATCTATTAATTGCATGAAACCGTCTGCATTATTATCGGTTGAGGATATGTTTTTTATTGCACTTGCGACATCTTTATTCAACCTACTCATGGATATATTCAGTTCCTTACAATAGAGTTGGTACTCGTAAAAATGATGTAGATTGCTCACCTCACCAATCACACACGATAAAGTACCTATAGGATGTTTTGATGTCCATTCGTTGAACGAAATGGTGACATACAAGTTGTCAAATACCTTTGAAAACCCAACACTCTTTATGTCATAAGGTACTAAAAAAGATGGTAAACTGCTGTCGTATGGGTCACATCTATATAGCATTTTACCTTTTGCGTTACGTCCATATGTTTTGTTTCCTGCCAATATAAGCACGCATGGTAGCGACATAGAATGACGTACAGACGAACTAGATATCTTTACTTGTCCATCTACCAAGTAGAACGTATCATTATTGAATAACTTATCTAGAAAAGGGTTTACATTTAGTATTGACATATTTTGAGTATCAGTATTCAAAATATCCCATGAGGTATATTGATTATCATTTATTATTATTTTGTACATGGTATGATTATGTTTATGTATTATTATATAAGTATCTCTTTAATACTATGTAATAGTATAGTTTATTCGATATGTGACATATTTCTGTTTGAGATATACTTATGGATAGTAAAAACAAATAAGGAATAAGAAATACAACAACCTTAAAAAGAAAAACTGTATTATATTATCTATAATAAATATCATAGTAAATACCATCATGCACCTTTCTGTTCTACCTTCCGATGTAATAAGTTATATTACAAGATATTTACATAATTCTGAAATATATAAATTAATATCATTATTCGATTTTGGTGTTTGGGTACCAAAAGTATGCATATATGAAGACCTATTAACACATAAGTTGATTGGTACACAAAACGTACAAACTGTGCGTATGCATGGACTCCCCAATCTGGTCGACATTAGTGCGTTAATTAACGTCCCTAATGTAACCATAGTTAGTTGTAGTAAACTAGCGGATATTTCTCCCCTGCGAAAGTCCAAACGTGTTACCATTTATGAATGCAACGTTAGCGATATTAGTAGTTTGTCTAATGTGCCAACGCTGACTATAGGGAGTATTCCTATACGGGATGACGAAAAAGGTATATCATCCTTATTACACGTGGAAAGATTGTTCATAACAAAACTGCCTTTTGTAAATAGATGGTGCGTTATGCTATTCACAAATATTACTAGTTTGACGCTGAGAAGTGTATCTATATCAAATGTTTCGTGTTTGTCAAGTATTCCAAAGGTACATCTAATAGAATGCAACAAGGTTACGAATGTGGAACCATTACGGGGTGTAGCGCATGTAATACTTGAGATGTGCAGTAATATAACTGACTTGACACCACTAGTCGATGTTCCCAAATTGCAAATAATTAGTTGTGACAACGCGAACACAAATGATATAGCAAAAATATGCACCAATAATCCAGTTATTCGAATAGTCACTATGGGATATAAAGAAGGACGGCCGATGATTTTATCTATTACACACAAAGAGAAGTAGTCAAATGATAAAATTCCCAAATAATACCAACTGCAATTAGTTCAATCTATTTATTTTTTTATGATACGCTAATGTATGGTTCAAAATGAAACAGTAGAAAAAATAAATAGAGAATACCTAATAAATCACATGGATAATGTTGTAAGAAATAAGGGTATTATTATCAAAAAAAAGGATAAGAAATTTTACAGAAAGCGAATATTAGCATTAACAAAGAACATGTTGTCGAACGATGAAACAGATGTTCCTAGCGAAATTGAGCGTTATTTTAAAGAATACATAGGTAGTTGTGTTGATTACTTTAAAACTGTTGATAATAATGATTTAAGACAGGACGAATATAGATATATCGATGAAGATAAAGACGAAGATAAAGTTACAAATGGCGAACATTTAGAGATTGATGATTCGATGATTGATACAGATATTTGTGATATATCATCGAATAATGTAGACAGTTTATTAATTCGTAAAATTAATGTTGCTAATACGTTGGATAATTTTGTAATTAGGAATTCGTCAAAGAAGAAAATGATCATACCCAAAAAAAAGAATGTAAACTTGAGAGACCCTTCGTTAAAAACTAAAGGAACAGAAAAATGGGCGAAAAAAATAATATAAATAATATTTATGAGTATGACAATAAAAAAACAAAAAAAGAGTAGACATATCAAAAAAGAAACTTAAAACGAAATAAGTATAAACATAATAATAAGCATAGTAATAAGCATAGTAATAAGCATAGTAATAAGCGTATACACAAAAAAACTAAGACCATGAAAGGTGGGCTCGCTAAAGGTAAAGCAAAAGGTAGTTCTCAACACAAAAAACATGATACAAAGAACGTAAAAAATGTAAAAAACGTAACATTAAAAAAACTAAAATGTAGTCCCAAGGATAAGAATGAAGCTAACGATTACACGTGCTATACCGATGATACATTACATATGTTGCGTGACAAGTGGAATAAACATAACAAGGGAAGTCAGATACACACTAATAACACTCGTGAAATTCACAACCAACTCAAGAATCAGTTGTCTAACGATTGTGACAAGGAATCATGTTGGTTAAAACAAAAGGACAAATTAGGGGATGTGAAAGACGAGATTAATAATTCTTTTGCACCCGAGCAACCAAAAGTATGGAAGAAGAATCCTAATGAATGGTTATCGAGCGATGAGATTACTAATGTGATGAAACAGTATGAGAAAGCGTATAAATGTTTCAAATTTATAGGCCCGGCGCCTATTGATTTTGATAAACGAAAGTTGTATGGCGAATGTGTATGGGACGAATTATGTAACTTGGATTTGAAGGAAATGAAGAAACGGGGTAAGTTTAAAATAGGTATTATTTTTAATACCGATCCGCATGATAAGGGCGGTCAACACTGGATATCGATGTTTATCAATATCAAAACAGGATTAATATTTTTCTATGATAGCACAGGGGACCACGAGCAACCTGAGATAACTAAATTGGTTAAAAGGTTGATTAAACAGGGTATCGAGATGAATCCGCCAATACACTTTAAATATGATACAAACAACGGCATACAACATCAGAAAGGTAATACAGAGTGTGGCGTGTATTCTTTGTATTTTATTGTCCACATGTTACAAGACAAACTAAGTAAGAATTACATGAAAACACACAATTTAGATGATAAATATATTAGTAATTTCCGAAAAATATATTTTAACGATGAATTATAAAAATCAATAAATCAATAAATCGATAAATTTACTAAATCTATATAAATAAATAATGATATACTCATATATTGATAATATATGAATATTAACCCAAACGAATATTTTTTAGCGAATGACAATTTAGAAATGTTATGGGAATTGCTAACAGAAGAATCCAGTTTTAAAAACAAATCTCCAAATAATAGACAAAATATATACGATGTTTTTTGTAATAACTTGGTTAGTTTTAATGATGTTGAAAAACAGAAAGGTGTAAATCTAATGAATATGAATAAAAAATACGTAATGTCTATGATTAGCTATATTAATAAGATGGACACCGATGAATTACAAAAGAACACTTTAATTAACTCATATAATAAGTCAAGTTCAAATGTAGGCGGTAGTGATTGTAGTAGTGGTCAAGGTATACTAAAAAAAAACAGTCAGAAATATACACCAGTAACTGCTGAAGATATACAAAACAATCGAAAAATGCTATTTGAGGAAGAATTGGTAAAACACCAAAAGGATTTTGATGATGTGATAAAAAAACATGTTCCAGAAGAGCCAAATTTTAAAATTGATATGGATGATGGACCTATCAAAGAAATGGACAAAAAAATAAAAGAAATCACAGAGCAACGTAACTATGAATTGCAACAGATAAATAACAGTTATGGTAATAATAATGTACCTACCATTACATCCAACAATACCCACAACAACGCAAATAACAACAATACCACACCCATCCCCATCTCTAAACCCAACGACAGTAAGGTTTATATTCAAATAGACAACAAAGATATTATGATGGCGAATGAAGACATTAATATAATTAACTTAGACCAAATAGCAGTCAGCCCAGTAGGAAATACTAATAGCACAAACACGAATACAACCAATAATGATATGATTGGTTTATTTAATAAATTAAAAAAAGTAGATAACACACCTAGTAGTACGACTACACCTAAAACAGAAGAATGGAATAATATTAACGGTAAAATAGATACGATGAGAAATGATATTACTAGTATTAACGATAAGATTGAACTATTGTATAATATGATAACCAAAATCGTAAGTAAGGATACCGCTACATCGCCAGATACAGCTACATCTACAGATACATCCACAGCTACAGATATAGATAAAGATACATCGTCAGATACAGCTACAGATATAGATAAAGATATACCATAAAATAATCTAAATACTTTACAACAATTTTGTGATTTGTTTTCGAAATGTAAAATATCAAGTGTTATTACTAGAGAACGCAATTGTTTTAGGAATACATGTATACGTAACAAAATATCATATGAATCTCAAAGACATATGATAAAACAGAGAGAAAAAAATACAATACGCAAACGTGTTTGTCTGCGTAACGTAGAACAAACAAATCATACCATCAACACGAAATGTGAGAGTACTTATTATCATTTTTTATGTAAATTTTTTAGTAGTCCGATTGACGGATATGAATGTATTGAGTTGATAATTGGTTCTGTTCTCAACTAATCAACAATCTGCTTGAATACCTCCTGACCCTTATCATTTATTTCTAGTGTTCCTATTTGTAAAGGCATAATAGAACTATCTTTTGTTGCTTGTTCATAGCTATTTTTGTCATAAATGTAATACATCTTTGGATTAATTTTTCTCGACACATATTTTTTACCCATTATTGTTACTGATTTAGCTTTCCATTTCACCGCCGTTTTATTAATCATAACAGTAGTATCGCTCTGTTGCGCTGCATAGTCAGGTACATAAGAAAATTTATCGTTGCTTGGATTGGAGAAGTTAATACATTTTCCATTCGAGTAGATATAACAATCAAATGATGTTTCTTTGACTGCTTCAACCAACTGTGTATTCAAATTAGCTTTGATTTCGGATATTTCAAAAAGGTTTTGGTCACTAGTTATAGGAACCTTTGGCGTTTTTCTACTTAAATCTTTTTTCTTGAGTTCAATAGCTTCATCCGATTTTAACTGTTCATCTGTGAATGTCATCAAATAAATAAATACCTCGACCGTTTGTAACTCTTCAGGTAAACTATTGTGACTGCATATACGACGTGCACGCCCGACCACCTGCTCTGTCCTTACAGGGTGCCAGTATGGTTCCATTATATGAACATACCTAGTATTTCGCAAGTTGATACCTTCCGAGCCTGATGACGTAATCATAAGCACTTTAATTATTTCTCCCGTATTGTTGTTATTTGAAATGCTAGTCAAAACAGATGAAATAGTATCTGGAACCAAGTCCCATTCGCCGTTGTATATGTGTCTAATAATTTCCTTTTCTTCACTTGTTTCAGTACCAGTATATAGCGCATAAGTGGGTTTTCCAAGGTCAGTATCAGGTATATCTATTTTCCAAGCACCAGATTCATTCTTTTTGATTGTGAATCTTGCGAATCCGTTTTTCTCCAAAACTAATGAAAAAATACCAATACCCTCTAGAGTTCTAAACTGACTGTAAATCAGATGAAGACCTTTATGTTCATCATCTTGTATATTTTCTAACATATGTAAAAACTTGGGACTATATGTTTGTAATGCTTCTGGTGTCAAGAATTCGTCACTTTTCTCCTTTAGCTGTGCTAGTGTTTTATCTATTCTTTGCTTGTATGTTTCGCCACCAATTTTATCCAATACTTCATCACCTTCAATCTCGCCTTCTTCTTCTCCTGACACGTCTTGCTTAGCTTCTTCTTTTCGAGATTGAGTAATAAGTTGTTCAATACCCTTATTACTAACATTACCGATATTAGCAATAGCACCAAGATTATCTTTATCCCCATCACCTTCTGTTTGCTCAGGTGCGGTAAATTCTGCATCGTTAGGTAATGGGCGATTTGGCATTACATAGTTGCAAAACAACCGTGAGAAAATTTTGTATGTGGAATTGTGATCTTCTAAATCACTTCCAGGTTTGTTTTTCTTTGGTTTCTCTGATTTACGCTCTTTTATTCTGGCAGCTTCATATATTTTAAACTGATAATTACTCATAGGTACCCTCACAACGTGATAATCTACACCTAGCTCTTTGTTATACTTGGGCAGCAAGTTCTCCTGTGCACTTCTAAAATAGGACGATAACCCGATAATTCTTCGTTTAAGCGCATCTACGTTTTTTAGGTCTCCTGTGGAATCTTCAATAAATCGACTGTAGAAATGCTCTATTTTATCAGGCAACGCTTTCATATTGTATATTTTGATACCATTCGAAACAACCTGGATATCGTTTCGTTTCAAAATACTAATTATTTTGGTCTCAAACTCATCATCGCTTATAAAATCAGTTTCAAATGTGTTGTTCCCTTTTTCGTCCTTCTTATGAGTCGACACACCCTGATATTCGCCAGTTTTTTTGATTCTATTTTTAAAACCAAATGGGTTTCTAGTAATGGTCAATATTTTACTGGTCGGCGAATAATCCAAGTAGTCATGTGACTTTTCACCTAGCAACATTTTCTGTAATACTTCCTTGTTTATCTTATTGGTTGTCTTGATATTCAAAGGTATTTTCCATGTTTTGATGTATCCTCGTAATATGTTAAAAAGAATAGCGAATTCATTAGGGTAGTTAATAACTGGTGTACCACTCAGTAACACGATTTTAGCATTATTAGCACTCATTAAGTATTCGTATAATTTGGTAGCTAGATTAGTCGGTAGATGTTCCTTTTCGCCACGGTCATCTTCAGGTATATCCTTTTCTTTCTTTAGTTTGTTAACAATACGACTAATCAAGTTATGTGCTTCATCAATAATAACAACTGAATTGTCAAATAAGTTTTTTGTATATCCTGATGTGAGGTCGTTTAATTTCTTAGCTCTTAAACCATTATAATTAATAAATGTATACTTGGTACTTATCATTTCGTTTATTTGCTTATCGAGTGATATTTTCTCCTCATCTTTCAGCGAATCATAATTGGAAGGTTTAGACACGTTAATTAGCCATGCTCCTTTCTGCTTCTTAATATACTCTTGTGGTAAGTTCAGGATTGCAGATAGTGTTTTTATCATTTCTACGTCATTATTAGATTGTATCCATTCCCAGAATTGGTTCTTCTTGTAGTAAACATCGCCTGCTTTTTTCAATTCTTCTACATAGTTAGCTCTAAGCGACGCTGGTGTCATAACTATAATTTTCTTTACGTCTTTCATACCTTCTGCTATTGCGATAGAACTTAGTGTTTTACCACTACCCAACCCGTGAAACAATAATACTCCTCTATAAGGCGTATACAAATTGATATAATCTCTTACAATTTTCTGATGTGTTAACAAGTCAAATCCTTTGGAGCTTTTACCAATATTGTCGCACGTAATTTCTTGTTTGTTACTCATGATTTCTTCTCGGTAAGGTTCAAATATAGAGTTAATAAAGTTGACGAATTTTTCTCGGTTATTCATGTAATAACTAGAAACCTTGATATTAATCGGAGGCGATTTTTTTGGTATTCTTTGAACCACTGAAGTATCGCCAATAACACTTTTCATTTCGGGACCTATAATGGCGACACCTTTTTCAATCTTTTTGGTAATACGTGGTTTCTTTACAGGACGTATGACGATTTGTTCTTCGACCTCGGCTTCAGCGTCGATTACATCTTCATCTTTCTTTTCTTCTTCGTCAACCTCAGCGTCATCACCTTCCTCAGATTCTTCTTCAATAGTTAGCAATTTTCGTTTGCCGAGTTTTCTAGGTTTCTTGGTTGGTGATTCTACGGGTGTCATATCATCAACCGCATCAGCGTCAACCTGTACATCTACATCGGCATCCGCCTCTACACCATCTTTAGAAAGTAATTTACTACGAATAGAAGGTTTAATAGAAACAGATGATTTATTGTTTGTCATAAGTCGTTCTAATATAGATTTTCTGTCGAATGGTTTATGTGAAACATCCACAATCATAGGTGCTTGAATAGAAGTTTTATCACCGATATCTTGGACCTGTTCATCTTCCTGGTCCTGGTCATCACCTTCCGGTTCTTTACTCTCGTCGTCTTTAGTGGTCTCTTGTGCCTCAGAACCATCATCATTATCATTTACCACGGTGGTATCGCGTACTGTCGTTTTAGTATTTGATTTTTTCCGCTTTATAACAACAGCAACTGGTTCCCTTTCTTTGGGTACAGGTTTTAACATTAGTTGTTGTTTTAATTTCTCTAAATTACTCATATTGATATATAAAAGGCATATATAAAACTTTTCATATTTAGATTTATAAACTGTAGGCATATAGCTTATCTATCTTTATCTCACGTTATACCATTTGTTGTTTGATGTATGTTATCGCCTCGTTACAAGCTATTTGTTCGGCTTTTCTTTTTATTTTGTGTAGCCCTTCGCCCATAAAAACAAGTACCTTTTCATTATCATTCACATATTTGCTAATAGATTCTAATGACTTAAATTTAGTAATATTTATGGAATTGTCATGTTTCAAAGTGAATATTGGTTGTCCCAAACATAAATATACGCCCATTTTATATCCTTGGTCTGGGTCATGTTCCATTTCTAAATAGTGAGGTGTAACCTTGAATTCTTTTTGTATTATGACCTGTAATATGTTCTTATAATTATCATCATTTTCAATCAGATCTATCCAATCAATATGTTTTTCAAAAACGTTTTCAATAAATTTTTGCGCCATTTGAAACCCAGGTCCCGTAACAAATGTGTTTTGAAACCATCCAGCTTCGTCATTTACATGTACTTTATTAAAATCCAAAAAAAGTGCACCAATAAATGCCTCGAACAAGCATCCTAATTTTTTCAAGTTAGTCCTTATTTTTTTCTCTTCAGCGTGTTTCGATATTATTAACCATTTATGCAAACCCATTTCATATGCAATCCTTCCTATAGATTCATTCTTGACTATGGCTATTTTTTTCTCTGTCATAAACCCTTCATTTTCTTTAGGAAACCTACGATATAAATAATATTTAGTAATAGCTTCTAAAATTCCGTCACCTAAGAATTCCAATCTTTCGTTGGACTTACTACTAAGCGGGAGACAGTCAGATGGTCTTTCAGTTATAGTTATGTTATGCATTACATTTTCAAAATGAGGGCGTTTTGTGTAAGACCTATGTACGAATGCGCGCTGATACAGTTGAAGATTGGTAACAGTTGTTGGTATGTCGTATTTAGAAAGAATAGATTGAACTTCGCTCAATGTAATCTTTGTATTTAATGAATTATAAGGGCTAAATATCAAACAGTCATCTGTTTTAATAATGTCATCATCGTTGAGAATGTTTTTAGGTATCTTATCAGTATCCATAATAAATATAATATATGATATATCTTTATGCCGTTTCGCAATAGATATTATGACTAATTTAAGTATTCCAAAATAAGAAGTACCTACCAAAATATACATACCAAAATAATAAAATATATTTAGGGGTTTGGAACCTGGTATATTTTAATTGATATGTTAATAAAAAAATATTATTGTATAATATAAACATGGTCTACATGAGCGGAGGTAAAGCTGCACGCAATCAAGCGTCTATCGTTAATAACACCAATAATTGTGGTGGTCCCAAGAAAGCTGGTCTAGCACCAACTGTTGGATGGTTCATGCAACACAACCCAAGTTTACGTGGTAGTGTCTTGACTATGCCATTATATTGTGTTCCTAACAGAACAATCCAAACCCAAAAATATGGTTACCATGCAAGAATTAGTGGAAACATGGGTTAAGTACATTTCGGTTATTGTACGCTCATATTGCACGTATATTGCAGTCATATTGCACTTATATTGCACTCATATTACGTATGTAGTGTAGTATAAAATAATAATTTTCATATATAAATTATTTATTTATGAAAAAATGTATTAGATACATCATCCAAATATTATAATTATAAGTACTAGTATGATTATAAAAATAGACATGCGCGAGCGTGATTTGATTACTGTGATGAACGACTTGATAAAAAATATTCCAAAATACAACAATATCAAGACAGAAATAGTGAACTTGGAACTAGGAGATATAATTATATACGATGACACGTCGGATACTAATATTTCAATAATAGAAAGAAAGACGATAAAAGATTTGTTATCTAGCATAAAAGATGGGCGTTATGATGAACAAAGTTACCGTTTGAATGGTGAGACGCTACCAAACCATAATATAATTTATATGATAGAAGGTGATGTTATGAATACACGTGTTAAAAGTTCAAAGGGTGCGGGTAATAGTAATGGTAGTCAGAGGTTCATGATATTGTCGGCTATCTGTTCTTTGAATTATTACAAGGGGTTTTCGGTGATTAAAACACAGACTATAACGGAAACAGCGATGTATTTGTGTAATATGTACACGAAGATAGAAAAAGAAATGAAAATTAAGAAACCTTACTATATTACAAACGCGATAGATACAGATAAGTGTACAACTTTATCAGGCGGTGGTAATGCAAAATCTAAGACAGAAACCACAACAGAAACAAGTAATGATAATAATTCAAATGGTGAAACAAATAATGCTAATAATAGTGATAACGACAAAGATTACGTAAGGGTTATAAAGAAGAATAAAAAAGAAAACATTACGGTGGATAATATAAATGAGATTATGTTGTGTCAGATACCTGGTATAAGCGCAACAACTGCTATAGCCATAATGGCTGTACACAAAACGATTCATGAGCTGATCAAAAACCTAGAGGAAGACACAGAGTGCTTAAAAGAAATAAAAACAGAGGACAAAAACGGAAAAACTCGAAAACTGAATAGTACAGTTATAAATAATATAAAAAAATTTTTAATAAAACAAAGTGTTAATTTAACACAAATAACACAAATAACACAAAACACATAAATAATAATATTAATAATAATTATATGAATCAAAAAGATATAGCAGTTTTAGTATTTTTTATTGGATTATCGCTTATTGGTTATATATACATGGTAAATTACAATATTCGTGAGGGTCTTACCAGCAGGAAAGGTGGCTCTAAAGGTGGCAATAGTAGCAGTTCTAAGGATGATTCGGAGGATTGTGGTCTAGGTGGTAATGCCGCAGGTTATGCTTCCAAATTGAAATCAGCAAGTACTAAGATATCAGATTCATTAAATGTCTCTAAATACAGGAGTGATTACGAAAACTGTATCATGAACGCTGAAGATTTAGTAAACAATATGATGCTAAAGGCCGCTTTGTGTATAGACATCTCAAATGAGGATAATACTAAGGAAGCTATAGAGAAGATGGTTGCTTTAGGCCATGCTAAACAGGTATTGAACGACATCATGAAATTTGTGGATAGTCAGTAAATAATTCTATAAATTATTAGTGAAAATTGTGTAATACTCACTAATAGTTGTTAATTAACATCCATTTAATAATATACATTTATTTATCCGTAGCACAAGATAACTAACTTAAGTATCAACCTTTATTTTAACTTCATTACCGCTGTAGTAGCCCTTATTAACTAAACTTTGAGTGTACTTGGCACCACCCCAGTTAGGGTCCATAGCATCAGGACTAACAGGTAATGCTTCTTGTTTCATGTTCATGGCATCTAGTGGTGTTGTTTTACCTACATAATAAGAGGATTCGTCGTAACCAGGGTAAGAGTTTTTATTGAATGGTGCGTCATCTCTAGACGCGTCAACTAATAGAGAAGGGTCTGGATGGGCTAATGCACCTTCTAATCCTAAAGAACTTATCGTTATAGGGTCTCCTTCTGAACTTGCAATACTAGGAGGCATGCTATTGATAGGATTGAGACCTCCTTGTGGATTCGCAACACTAGGTCTTACGGTATAAACAGAGTTGCCCTGCGTATCATAAGAGTTTTGTAAATACAGGACAGGACAATGTATGTTTTGACTTCTTTGCCAATCTAAAAACTCTGTATAATCTTCTAAATTCTCAAATTCAACTGGATTGACACCTGGTATTTTAGCTAACTTGGTGTTATATAAATAAAACTTGGAATCCTTTTGCACGAGTATATTGGGACAATTTACGTTTTTACTGTTGTTTTGATTGTTCATACCGTTGATACCCATTCCTTCTTTACCGACATTTGCACATGCTGATGAATAATAATAGAGTCCAATCAAAAATATTACAATAAATATAAAAGTATTAGTTGTCATATATATATAACTGAAAGATTTATTTTCTATTTATTTATTATAATGAAAATATTACATATAAATAATGATAATGGAATAAAAGAACTAAATGGTGATATAAAAAAAGGTAAAACCGTATATTTATTAATTTACATGGAAGGATGTATGCCTTGTAATATGGTGCGTCCAGAATGGCAGAAACTCGAGAATGTCTTTGCTAAAAACGAAAATACCCTGCATAAAGATACTGTTATTGCAGACGTCGAGAGAGAAAATATGTCCAAATTAAAACTACAGCATATGCCCATGGGATTTCCGAGTATACACATGATTTCTGGTAAACACGAAGAGAATTATGCAAATGATAGAAGCGTTGGAGCGTTTGTAAGTTGGATAGACGAAACCGCCAAGAAACACTCACCACAAAAGAAAAATAAAAACAGCACTAGGAAACAAAAACCAAAGAAAGGTAACGCCAGTAAAAGTAAAAACAACACCAAGAAAAGTAACGTCAATAAAATTAAAAACGGTACCAATAAAAGTAACGCCAAGAAACAAAAACCAAAAAAGGGTGGCAAATGGAGTTTGAAATACAAGAGAAGTATTAACTGTAAACATCCCAAGGGTTTTAGCCAGAAACAACACTGCAAATATGGGCGCAAAAAGAAACATTAAAATGTCTGCCTAATTTTAGCATTTTCAATTCAGGATTGGATTATATATCCAAACCTCTTTTGGAAACCATGTATCATTATCCGAAAAAATAAATCCTTTGCCTGATATTATACTATTAATAATTTTGTTTTGTTTCATAGTTTTATAACTTGGAAAACGAACCGCTAAAATATCTTTATTATCAGTTATGTCGTTTATAATGGAATTCTTCTGCTCTGATAAATTTGAATTGTCATGTAAAAATATCATTCTCTCTATATTTTCATCCCAAAGTTTATTGTATTCATTATAATCTGTATCTGTGTTTTCATAAAAATATTTTATAATTACTATCATTATTTATAAATAGATTATTTTTGTATTTTTAAGTCGTTTACAAAAATATTCCCTCTATGTATTTGAAATGATAAATAGAGTCCTATAAATACAATCACAAATGTATAATAAATAAAAATAAAAATGATTATTATTAAATGAAATAAACCTTAGTCAATTAATAATATACTAACGAATATGGATTTTGTATTCAGAGTGTTTGATTTTAACGTATATAACGAAAAACCAGAGTCAGATAGTTCTGATGAGGAAACCAAATATAAAGAAACGGCGTCATTTATGATTCAGATATTCGGTGTGAATGAAAAAGGAGAGGATTGTTCAATCATCGCTGAGAATTATAAGCCGTTCTTCTATGTACTAGTAGATGACGATTGGACTATTAGTAAGAAGAATGATTTTGTAACACATCTGACAAACGAAATGGGTAAGTTTTATCATGAGTCAATATGTGATAGTAAACTACTGAAGCGCAAAAAATTATATGGGTTCAACGATGGAAAAGAATACAAATTCATTAAATTAGAATTCAATTCTTTGACAGCATTCAACAAAGCAAAGAACCTGTGGTATACCTCATATAAGGAAGGTCATTACTTGAAACGTAATGGTTACAATTCCCCTGATGGTCTTTATAGCAATATAAAGCTGTATGAAGCCAACATTCCACCTCTTTTGCGATTCTTCCATATAAAAGATATTAGCCCTTCAGGGTGGATAGCAATTCCTAAGAAAAAAGCAATAATGTTAAGAAACGAATCAAAAAAAACACACTGTGATTATGAATTTGTAATTAATTATAAAAATATACTTCCGTTAAATAATAAAGAAACCCGTGTACCATTCAAGATATGTAGTTTTGATATAGAGGCTAGTAGTAGTCATGGTGATTTTCCATTACCCGAAAAAGATTATAAGAAACTAGCTACAAACATTTTAGAATACTTTGAAAATACATCTACTGAGATAAGTCAACAGAAATATGGTGAGGTACTCAATAATATTATTTTAACAGCCTTTGGATATGAAAATGAGAAAAATATTGATTTGATTTACACAAAAAACCCTCCAAAAGCACGTAATAATGTAGAAAACCTGTCTAGTAGATGGTTATCGATGAAAATGAAAGAATGGTTATCAAATAATAAATTGAGAGATATGGATATGGATATGGATATGGATATTGATATGAATAGAGACATAGATGATATCGCTGATAATGCACAAGAGTATGACAATACTAATACACTTGCAAAAACGTTTGGATCACATTACTGTGATGACGCTGATGAAAACGACGACGATAATGCAGATACAATAAAAAGATACAAAAACTATAATGCTAATATAATTGATATTTTATGCGACAAGAAATTCCCAAGAGAAGGTAAAATTAACGAAGTAAACCTATCTCTATCCAAAGTGTTTCCAGCGGTAGAAGGTGATAAGGTGACATTTATTGGCTCAACCTTTATGAAATACGGCGATAAATCCCCTTGTATGAACCACTGTATAGCCTTGGACACATGCGACAAAATCGATACTGACAACACTATAATAGAAAGTTATAAAACAGAGAAGGACGTATTACTTGCATGGCAAAAATTAATACAAAAGGAGAATCCAGATATTATAATTGGATACAACATATTTGGTTTTGATTACCAGTTTATGTTTAAAAGGGCAAAGGAAACGAACTGTCTCGAGGAGTTTTTAAAATTGTCTCGTAACAAAAACGATATATGCGCAACCCGCGCATTTGACTATAAAACACAGCGATACAAAGAGTATAAATTAGAAGAAAGTACATTAAACATAGCTAGTGGTCAACACGAGTTGAGATACATCAAAATGAATGGCAGGTTACAAGTAGATTTGTACAACTACTACAGACGTGAAAGCAACTTAACCAGTTACAAGTTGGACTATGTTGCTGGTCATTTCATCGGCGATTTCGTAAAAAAAATAGACAAAGACACCGCGAATAATACTAGTACGATTCAAAGCTCAAATCTGACAGGTTTATTAGTAGGCAGTTTTATACACTTGGAAGAAATCGGCCATTCAGTAGAATATTACCAGTCAGGTGCCAAATTTATTGTGCAAAGTATTGACAAGGCCACAAAATCATTTGTGATTGAAGGTGTAGTCACCCCAGACGAGAAGAAAAAGATCCGTTGGTGCCTGGCAAAGGATGACGTCACTCCTAAAGATATATTCCGTTTAACAAATGGTACTAGCGCGGACAGGGCGATTGTCGCCAAGTACTGTATTCAGGATTGCAACTTGGTTCATTATTTGTTCAATAAGTCAGATGTACTGACTGGTTTTATCGAAATGTCAAAGATATGCAGCGTACCTATTAACTTTTTGGTAATGCGTGGTCAAGGGATAAAATTGACTAGTTATATAGCTAAAAAGTGTAGAGATAAAAAGACGTTAATGCCTGTCATCGAAAAAGGTAGTTTGAATGAAGGATATGAAGGTGCCATAGTGTTAGAACCTAAATGCGACTTGTATCTGGATAACCCAGTTGCTTGTGTGGATTATGCCTCTTTGTATCCTAGTTCTATGATAAGCGAGAATTTGTCACATGATAGCAAGGTATGGACAAAAGAGTATGATTTGGACGGTAATTTGATAAAAGAAACGGGCGATAAAGATAAAGTAGGAAATTACATATATGATAATTTGGATAAATACGAGTATGTAGACATTACGTATGACACTTATAAATATGTCCGTAAAACACCGAGCTCAGCAGCAGAAAAGGTGAAATGTGGTACGAAGACATGTCGTTTTGCACAGTTCAAAGATGGTAAAGCAATCATGCCGTCAATATTAGAAGAATTATTGAAGGCGAGAAAATCTACTAGAAAATTGATATCTAATGAAAAGGACGATTTTATGAAGCAGGTTTTGGAGCAAAGACAATTAGGGTATAAACTTACGGCTAACTCTTTGTATGGTCAGTGTGGTGCTAAAACAAGTACCTTTTACGAAAAGGATATAGCAGCATGCACGACAGCTACAGGCAGAAAGCTACTAACCTATGCACAAAGAGTGATTGAAGAAACGTATGGAAATAAAATATGTGATACGAAAGATTATGGAAAAGTGATGTCGAAAGCTGAGTACATATATGGTGACACAGATTCAGTATTCTTTACATTTAATTTAGAGACATTAGATGGTACGCCTATCCGCGGAAAAAAGGCGTTGGAAATTACGATTGAACTTGCACAAGAAGCGGGTGAAGTAGCGTCTAGCTTTCTTAAAAAGCCACATGATTTGGAGTATGAAAAGACGTTTATGCCATTTTGTCTGTTGTCCAAGAAAAGATATGTGGGTATGCTTTACGAGATAGACCCTAACAAGGGTAAAAGAAAAGAAATGGGAATCGTATTGAAACGTAGAGATAATGCGCCGATAGTAAAAGATATTTATGGTGGAATAATAGATATACTTATGAAAGAGCAAAATATATCTAAAGCAGTAGAGTATTTGAAGGTTTGTTTGCAAAACATGGTAGACGAAAAATACCCGATAGATAAATTGATAATCACTAAATCTTTGAGGGGTTATTACAAAAATCCGAAGTCGATTGCACACAAGGTGCTAGCCGATAGGATAGCCGAGAGGGAACCTGGTAACAAACCTAGTTCAGGCGATAGAATACCTTATGTGTATATTAATACAAAAAACACAAAGGCACTTCAAGGGGAAAAAATAGAAACGCCAGTATTCATAAGAGAAAACAATATTAATATAGATTACTCGTTTTACATAAGTAACCAGATAATGAAGCCAGTATCACAGGTGTTTTCACTTGTATTGGAAAAAATATGGAAGGATAGTAAGAAGATTGGTAAAATAAAGAAATTTAACTCAGATATTAAAAATCTAAGAATGACATGTGATGAATCCAAATTTGATAGTAAACTTGAACAGCTGAAAACGAAGGAGGTCAAGGCGTTGTTGTTTGACAACTATTTGCGTGTAACTAATAATAAAAAGCAAGGCAACATAAGTATTAAGGATATGTTTATTAAAATGAATAAAAAATAGAATAATATAATGATACACTAATATAAATAATATAATGGTACACACTAAGATTACTATTAATAAAAATACAGAAGAAATCCAAACGAAGCAAGAAAATCTAGAGATACCGCGAAAAGACACTATTGTAATTGGGCATAGAGGATTTCCTGATGGTAAATACGCGGATAATTCGTTCGAGGCATACAAAAATGCATTCGAGAATAATTTTGATATGATAGAAATGGATGTACAGTTATGCAAGTCAGGTGAGGTAATAATATATCATGATATAAATATTGGCAATAAATTAATACGTGACATGAATTATAGCGACCTTTTAAGTAATAATATAAAAACACTAACCGATTTTTTTATTCAAATGTATAATAACAAAATGAAACTATTATTTGATATAAAAGGAAAACACGATAATGTAGTTGATAAAATACTGGTTGTATGTGATAATTTTGACGTAGATTATAGTAACATATACATAAGTAGTTTTAATAAGTTGATAATATCAGATTTAATTAAACGTCGAAAAATGGGCAATAATGACAATAACGACAATAATTACAATAATATGCGCAATTATAAAATTGGTCTTATTAGTGATAACAATTTTTACTATGATGAAATCAATTATCAGTTAGACAACCTAGATTTTATATCGTTGTCTTTTAATATGTTGTTAGTGTCATACGACGACAAACTGATGGATGAATGTAACAAAAGAAAAATTAAAATATTTGTATGGACGATTAATAAAAAGAACCCAAGTGAACTATTGAAAAAAATACCGATAGATGGTTATATTAGTGATGTCAAATTAACTTGAATTATGTTTAATTAGAAATAATAGTTAATAAAACAAAAGGAAAAAAGAGTAATAATTATTAAAAATATCAATTTATTATATTATCTTAACTATTATTAATGGGAGTAATTGTTCATGACATAATTTTACCATATGCTAAAAAGAACATTAAAATATTTTTGTTATATTTTATTTTAGTAATATTATCATATTCAATTGGGACATTAGCAATACCGATGACAATAACTCAGTTTATAAATTCTAATATGAAACCTAATAATAGTTTTTTTAAGAATATTTACAAACAAATACAAAATAAGACCTCTGTAGGTTTAATTTATATATTAACTATTTTATCATTATCTTATTCAATATTTACATATTATAAATTGGTAGTTCAAAATAATATACTAGTAGATATATCTGGTCATATTAGAGTTGAATACATAAATAAAATTATGAATAAATTAATTAATTCATTTCAAGAAATTCAGGAATCAGAACTTACATATTTTGCTACTAATGCTTATTGGAGCAGTAGATTGTTAATTAGTTATATATTTAGTTATGTTGTACCATTTATTTTTACATTTATTATAATTGTAATATATTTTTCATTTAGTTTACCTATTTTAAATATATTTCTAATTATTCATATAATACTATTATTAACGTTTTTATATTTTTACTCTGATAAATTGGTAGAATTATCGAATGAACAAGAAATACAATTTGTAAAATGTACTCAAAATTATGGAGATAAAATTAAAAATCTATTAAATATTATTTTTGATAATACACTTACAACAGAATTAAAAGATATAAAAAAATATCAATCAATCCAAAATAATGCTGGTATAAATTTGTATAAATTAACTAATTTTATGACTTTAATAGGAACAGTTTTAAATTATAGTTTATTAGTATTTTCTGCCATAGTAATGTATATATATTATAAAAAAAATTTAATAAATAAAAATACTATTACTAGTACACTATTTATATTAATTATATATATTTCTTTGTTAGATAGTTTTCTTAATGAAACAGTATATTTTGGTGGACATAATTATTCAAAGATAACTAGAATAGATAATCAGTTGCGCAATTTAAAATATAATAATAATTGTAAAAATATTAATGGTTTTTATTCAATTAAATTTGAAAATGTATATTTTAGTTATAATAATAAAGATTATATATTAAAAGATTTGAGTATTGAGTTTTTACCTCAAAAAATAAATGTTTTAATGGGAAGATCAGGAAGTGGTAAGAGTACAATAATGCAGTTAATAATTAAAATGCATACTATAAATAATGGAACAATTTATGTAGATAATAATGATATTAATGATATTTGTCAAGAAGATATAAGGGAGCAAATATATTATGTTAATCAAAGAACAATTTTATTTAATTATTCAGTAATTTCAAATTTAAAATATGGCAACAATAGATCTGATTCTTATATTATTAATTTGATGAAAAAATATGATTTATTAGAATATTTTAACACCTTAGGAAATGGACTTAATTCTGATTGTGGTGTTAACGGTTCTAATTTATCATTAGGTATGCAGAAAATAATAATGGTATTAAGAGGAGTTTTAAAACCAAATAAAAATATAATTATTTTTGACGAACCTTTAACAAGTTTAGATAAAAAAACTAGAATAAAAATTGTTAAATTAATAGTTAATGAAACAAAAGGAAAAACGGTAATAATCATTAGTCATGATGAAGAAATTTTACCATATGCAGATAAAACTATTAAAATATAATTAAACTATTTATATGGACTATTAATAAAAATACCAAGATGGTTAAGTGATGTAAAAATAACTTGAATTAGATTGAATTACATAAAAAACTAATTAATTTAAGTTTTAACATTATTACTATTTACGGTAAGGACATGTCAAATGACCTATTGCAACATTAGCCAATTTGTCTGCCATATCATTTCCTAAAGAATGAATATCGTCTTTATTTGTATGAGCTTTTATATACCTTAATTCAACATTTGGTTTATTACTGTATAATTCATAAATTATTTTGACTAGCTCTTGATTGGGTATTTTAACCTCCCAGTTTTGTTTCTTGCATTTCTCACCATAGGTTGTAGCACATCTAATCGCATAGATTGAATCCGTAAAAATGACGATTTTCTTATTATTCATAATATCATTTTCAATTATTGGATAAGTTTTAATTATCGCCGTCAATTCCGCAGTATTATTTGTCTGTTTTCCATCAACTCTCTCACTAACGTTACGTTTATCATGATGTCCAAAGAATATTCCTATTCCTGCTTTTGCGTATAATTTACCATTATTTGAACAGGCGCCATCCGTATAAACACAATAGTCATAGTTTATATCATTATCCTGATTAGTGCTGTTGTTAGTGCTATTGTTAACGCTGCTGTTACTGTTGTTAGTGCTATTATTACTACGGTTATTAGTACTAATATGATCAGCAGTAACTTTGCTAGAAATAAGTATTTCATTCTGCGACTTACCTGTTACAAATTCTTCGGCTTCATTTCGAGTCGCGAATTTTTTATATTTAGCATTTGTGTATCCTTTTACGGAAGCATTACATTCATTCCATGTTGTAAATATACCTACCTCTCTACCATCTCTTACTCCATAATACGGCATAATATATAGTTATAAACTATGTATTATACATAAATCTATATCATTTTTTTTACTTTTTATTAGTTTTACTTTTTTGTTGCATTTATTACTTTGCACACTAGAAGATTTAAAATGTTAATGAGTTGAGCTCCTGGTAAAGTAATGACTGACTGGCGATTCATCCTCAGATAACAAAAACCCCTCGCCTTGTAATTTATAGATAATACTACATACTGACCTTTTATGATTCTTTGCAATTTGTTCTACAGATAATCCAAGTAATTCATACTCGCGCTGTAATTTCAACAGTTCGTTGGTAGTCCATCTTTTGCCGTTTCTTTTATATTCTTCTGAACTTCTAGTAGTCATCATTATAAGTAATATAATACGTTGTCTTTAAACGTGTTTGCTATATATTATTTGATATTAGTTTGTTTTTATGTGTTATATATGGTATAAATATTTAGTCATATACAAATCCATAGAATATGATATGATATGATATGTATCATAATCCATTAGACAAAATATAAAAATAAAAATATATAAAAATATAAAGTATAATAATATACTAATATAAAATATGAATAATTTTTTTAATTCACTTATACACGGATTGCTACTCAGTATTAATGTAATGATTATTGACATAATGTTTTTTGTAGATTACAATTTCAAACCAACATACACCGATTTTTTAAATTATATTACAACCATCAACTCTAACTCAAACGAAAAATACAAAATTTTGGATAAAGTCCACAAAATAAAGTACAACGCGCTAGTAGTGTCGCCTATATCGTATACTATTATGGACCATTTTTTTGTAAAAAGAGGCGTTTTTGTAGATATATATGAATTCGCCAAATGTCTGTATATATTATTTTTCCATTCGGTACTGAAAACTTTTATTATAAAAGAATCTCGAGGGATTGTAATTATGGAGAACAACAGATATCTGTTAAATTATATAGTTCCGTTTGTATTATTAACTTACATTACTAGACCAAACCAGTTAACATTCTTTACTTGTATTGGTATACTTTATTTATACAACCCACTATTTTATAATTATATAACCAAATTGTTCACTTTATCACTAATTAATTTTACGTTTTTTGGAAAATATGTTAACGAAACTGTATGGTATTATGAAGATTATTATCAAATATACGTGAATTTTGAGCACGCTGTTGGTTATATTAATGAATCGTTGTATGAACTTGGGTTTTACATACAAAAGCGTATGGATAGTCTACTATTCTGGGATATTAAAAATATAGTAGAAGAAAATATGAACGCTATTAAGGAGAGTATAGTGTGCGGAAATTTGTCTCATGTTTTCATGGAGAGAGAACACCTATTTGGTGAGAACAACACAACCAACACAGACAATACAAACAAGACGAATAATATAAATATAATAGAAGAAGATGGAATAACAAACGAACATGATAATGATACAAATAGTGTAACTAGTATATTAACCGATGCCAGCAAAGCGTATAGTACTCATATAAATATAGAAGTGGCACAAGATATAGGAAGAGCTATTATGAACAAAAAAAATGATTCATCATCATTATCTACATATGATGATTATATACTTATTGATGCCTGATGCCTAATGCCTAATGCCTAATGTTTACACTTTTCTGTTGAAGGTCTGAATATAAACTAAATTTATAAATGGAAAAATTACCACAATATGTGAATACTCAAATTATTAGGCGAATACTTGTTAGATTGCCAATCTCCTTTTATTCTACGCGACCTGGTAAGATAGTTCTTTCTTCTCATTTTATCCTTGTGTTTCGTGTAATCTTCATATCCTAACTGACCAAAATGAACCCATTTTTTATTTTTTGGGTCCCAAGCCATATATTTTTTTTCCTTTTTGGTAGAAGGGTAAATTTTGGCGGGGTTACCTAGATATTTTGTAGCCATTCGTTGCGCTTGTTCAGGGTTTGAGTATTTTCTTAATTTTCTAGAAAATGTTCTATTAATTTTTGTTTTTTTTGTTTTATTTCTTTTATTTATTTGATTTCTTTTAATTGTTTTATTTCTTCGCATCCTCCGTATATATCATGTATATTTATAATAAATTAATAAATTGCGTTAAATTATAAATTCTAAATCATAAATCGTAAAAATATAACTAAAACGCCAAATTTATTTATTTTAGTTATATTTAGTATAAATGAAGAACCTTTTCTACAAAATGTTGTTTGTCTTCGCAACCCTAGCCGACTCTAAAAAAGTATTATACTCCCAATCAAACGGTAACTGTGTTTCTTTTTCCGTCGGAAGTGGAACTGGATGTGCCTGGATGTGCAATTATTGCGCCAATAAATTAGGAACGAATAACTATTATTTTACTGATGGTGTTTGTAGTTACCAAACGGGTGGATGCGCAGGTAACCCTGTAGCAGGAAAAACATATACTTGCTGCTCCGCATAAATGATATAACGCAGTCATATAACGCAGTCATAAATGATATACTTTTATCATCGTATATTATTTACGTTAATCAAATATTACGTTAATCAAAGGGTCATACTTATGTATATAGGATAATGGTCACTATTAGTTATGTCACATCCTTCTTCGTAGCCGTGATAATAGTACACATCATCAATCTTACCATACAATTTGTCAGTCAATAATATGTGATCAATCGCCGAGTACTCCGACGTTTCTACGATACAATCATTATTTGGGTCATACCAGTTGGTATATCTATTCGATTGCTTTGTCTTATTTCCCACAGAATACAACCTATACTCGCCCGAATGGTCACCATCATTACCCTTGAGGATATCAAGAACCCTCGAATTCGGTTGATTATTATTAATATCCTCTATTTCACGGTCAAAGTCGTTAAAGTCGCCCAATAAAATAATATTATTATCTCGTTGTTTGGCACCATTATTGTAGGTCACATTAGCAACAATATTTTGCAGTATTTGCGACTGTGCTTCGCGTTTCACACATGCAGTTGGGTCGTTAGGATTAGACAACAAGTGAGCGCCAATAAGGGTTATGGTCTGATTATTAATGTCAAAATCGGCAATCAGATGTTTAGAGACACCAGTTTGCCCAGACGCATCATCATAATTGCACTTGTTTCCAGGTATTGGGTATTCGTACTTGTCCTCGGTTCTTTCTAGAGGGGCAATCGGGTCGACGCGCGTAAGCAATCCCACATTTTGACCAGTATAGGTGTCGGTACCTTTTTTTAAGTACGCCCTATAGCCGCTATTTGGAAGAATATCGATCAGCTGCCGTAATTGGGTACAACTTTGCACTTCGCACATGTGAATGGTGTCGGCGTCTAATTTTTGAATGACCTCGGCTACAGAATGTAAATGTATGTATTCCTGCTCCGTCGTATTCCATGAGCAACCGTCGCCAGGACAATCTTTGTATGGGTCGGTAAATAGCCATTCTACGTTGAATTGTGTAATGGTCCACTTTGATTTGTTGGCGCGACGGTCTTCATTAGTAATAGGTGTGGAACAGTTATAAAATGATGTAGCTAAACAATACTTATGTGATGTGAATGAGAATGTTAATGATAATGTTAATGATACCAATAAGCAGAGTTTATTCATCATTTTATATGCTAAAGAAAAAAATAAAATAATTATACTACAATATTTTACCTAGGGAGTAAAATATTACCAAATAGTTGATGACTACTGTCACTATCAGGTCACATGCAGTCGGTTCACCATCATCGTTTCCTCATCGATTCTCAATCGATTCATTAATGCTTTCTTGTTTTACGCGCATTTCTGCTTTTTCTGGCTTTCTTAGCTTTCCTGCTGTGCTTTGCTCTTTTGTTCTTGTTGGTGGTACGTTTTACTTTTCTGCTATGTTTGGTTCTTTTGTTGTTGGTACGGGTTCTAAGCTTGTTTGTTTTATTACGTCTTTGTTTACGTTTACCTCCAAACCACTTTTTTTTTGCTGGAGTTGGATTTGTAGTGTTATATCCTGGTAGTTCAGGAAAATTTTCAGCGGTTATTTTATCGACGTCGCCCATAAGAGGTTCTATGTATCCATTTTTTAGATTGAGCAGTTCGTTTGGTACTTTCGTACATTTATCCTTCTTATCATATTGTTTCATTTCAGAATATTTTCTACATGGATCATCTTTATTTACCATTTCGATTACGTCATGAACAGTACAATTATTTACCTTGTTTATTCCATCACGTAAATTCTGTAGAACACTTAATTCTGTAAGGGTCTTATCATTATCTTCGTCCAATCCAAAATTTATGTCGACGTCGCCGTATTTGAGTGATGGGTCGATAATCTTTTTATTGGTATCGTTCTCAGGGTCTGATTGTGTCAACAATCCATCATATAGTTTTTGTAAATATGCAACTGAAAAATACCCGTCTAACCAATTTGGATCGCCATTCATATCTGATGGGTCGGCATTATCCTTTAGTCTTTTAGACCCTATAAAACCAGGTTTTTTATATGGCGGGGTGCCTGCAATACCAGTATTATCTTTATAAAATAGGCAGCTAACTTGTTTTCGTCCGTTTAGAGGTTCTTTGGGATCACGTACCTTATCAATAATCAGGTCTGCTACCTGATCGCACTTTGCCTGTTCTTTAGGATATTGTTTTAGACATTTATCTTTAGCAAAACCAACTAGAGTTTTTAAATTTACCTCAAATGTATATATTCTACTGTATAAATAATTAATAAAAGCTGCATCTTTAATTATTTCATCACCAATTGGTGTAACCACACCATCCTTTTGTATAATAGTTATGTTACGTAGGGCATTATTCTTTATATTACTATATAGTTGTTTCAACCATTCAGCTGAAAAATACCCTTCTGGCCAATTTGGTTTATCACTCATTATATATTAATAAAACATTATTTAATATTATTTTGTCTAAATTTAACCAACAAATTATTATTTATTCTAAATTTAACCAACAAATTAAATCAACAAATTAAACCAATATATCAAAACAAATATTAATATCTCAAATAAAAAGTAGTTACAATATTGTTAGATGGGTCAACATGTGTGGTAGTATTACTATTTTCATAATTCATGTTATTTTCCCTAGTAATACTTCTTAGTAATAACTCGGCTATCTCTCTGTTGTAATTATTATTGTTTGGAATACTACCATCATTACGAACATCATTTCGAGCATCATTTATATTACTATTCACATTATTATTTTCATTATTATTCGCATTATTATTCGCATTATTATTCACATTATTAATCGCATTATTAATCGCATTATTAATCGCGCCATCATCATCATCAGCATCAACATCATCAGCATCAACATCAACATCATCAGCATCATCAGTATCGTTATCATCATCGTCACCATAATCAGGATTAACAATATTACCGCGGCTCCCACTTCCCCCCCCACTGCTACTACTACTCACGTCATCACCACCACGACCACGTCCACCTTCACCGCTATTATTTCTATTACTATTATCGTTAGTATGTTCTTGTATATTAAACCTACAAATAGGACAACGGCTATTGCTCTGAAACCATGTCATAATATTTTCATCCGTAAAAATATGCGAGCAATTTCGTATTTGTCTTACCATCATATCCTCGGTGAACGCTTCATGCGATATAGGACAAGTATCATTTATTGGTGACTCGATATCGCCAAAACGTATACGCCTAGTAGCACTTTCGATTTGCTCTGGAGTAGGGTTGAGGGCAATTGGTTCAAATAAAGTAGCCAATATATCATTATTAATACTAATGTTATTACCATTACTATTACCAAATAACTGGTCTCTAACATATGTGTCAAATAAACGATTAGTAAAATACTGAGTTAAATTATCGCTAGGCGTCGGAACGCGTAACCTAGGTATTAAAGGTAAAGGTAATGTGGTCACACTATCTCTAAAATTATTTCTCAAGCTATCTCTCAAGGCATCACCTGTAGTATCTCTCGTAGTATTGATATATGACCTGATACGGTCGTTATCTCTTAGCATATTGCGTCGTTGTTGACGTCTACTGGATATACGGTTAGTGGTGAATGTATTGATCCCATCTCGTGTGTTATCACGTGCATAACGATTATTTGTGGGTGTGAATATATTACTATTCGTTCCAGATAACCCAGACGTTCCAGATAACCCAGACGTTCCAGATAACCCATCATTCTCAATATTCTCAGTATTAGCAGTATTGACAGTATTGTTATTAATAATATGCGTAATTATTCTGGTATTGTCATTCATTATCCTATCAACACGTGTTATAATTTCGGACCTAGAAAGTATGTCGTATGTATTATCCATAGATAAATTGTTCATGTGTCGCAATAATATAGAGTTTTCTTTGTATATATTGTATAAGCATTCATTAGTGTTCATATAAAGAAATATAATATTATATTATGTCTAAAATATGTTTAAATATAATTCGCTAAATTATATTAAATGAATAATCATTTGATAGTAAAAAAATATGCCGATAAGGGTTTGAGTGGTCTAGCAAATCTTGGAAATACTTGTTTTATCAATTCCTGCTTGGCCATTTTGTCCCATACCTACGAAATGAACGATTTTTTGGATTCCGAAAAATATGTTCATCAAATAAAATTAAAACAAAGTAATGACGTATTATTATTGACAGAGTGGAATAATCTTCGCAAATTATTATGGGATAAAAATGCTATTATATCTCCTAATAAATTCATAGGCACAATACACAGCGTAGCAAAGGCAAAGAATTTTGACAATTTCATCGACTATTCGCAGAATGACATCGAGGAGTTTTTATTATTTATTGTGGATAGTTTCCATGATGCGCTCTCTCGCGAGGTAGATATTAATATTAACGGAAAGGTAATTTGTGAAAAAGATAAGCTAGCGACAAAATGTTACGATATTATTAAACAGCGTTACACAAAAGATTATTCCGAAATATGGAACTTGTTTTATGCAATCCAAGTTACCGAATTATCCGACCTGAATACAAAGAAAGTAGTAAGCGTTATTCCCGAGCCATTTTTCGTTTTGAATCTGCCTATTCCATTCGAGCAAAAGACGATTACGCTTTATGATTGTTTTGATTTATACGTAATGGAAGAAAACATGGTAGGTGATAATGGTTTATATAATGAAAAGACGAAATCAAAATATGACGCAAAGAAGAGAGTATTTTTTTGGTCCTTTCCTACAATATTAGTGATTAATCTAAAAAGATATAATAACATGAACCGTAAGAAACAAAACCGTATTGATTTTCCTTTAGAAGAGTTGAATTTAGCAAAATACGCCGAAGGATACAAAAACAATAGTTACGTTTATGATTTATATGGTGTATGCAATCATTCGGGTGGCGTGCTAGGTGGTCATTACACTAGTTATGTAAAAAATGCGAATGGAAAATGGTATTTATTTAATGACACATCGGTTGCAGAAGTACCCAAGATTTCGTCGATTATATCGCCAAAGGCATATTGTTTATTTTATAGAAAGCGTGATTGTGGGATGGTAGACGGCGAATAGAATGGTAATGTTGTCTTGTCTTGTGCTGTGATGTGTTGTTTTGGGAACAAATGGTTCGAATATTATGTTGTAAATTCTGTAAATATTATCATCATTATAACTTTTTACTGTTCATATTATATAGATGGTAAATTATGTAAATAGTCATGCGATAACTCCTACATTTTTTGTAGTAATTATTCTGATATTGATAGTATATTTTTCTTTAGGAAAAAATGGTGAGGAAGGTGGTAGTAATGCTGCATCTATATTTGTGATAATATTACTAGTCATGGCTATAATTATTGCTGTGTTAAAGTATTTCTTTAACATAAACATTACTACATACATGTATGGTTTTTTCGACCCTTCACAACTAGAAAAAGATTTAGATATTAATATTGACAAGCAGACAGATGAACCTCCTCCTGTACCAGAGTCATTTATAAAACAGGTCTTCAACATTCCTGGTAATAATTACACATACAAAGATGCATCAGCGTTGTGTAAAGCATATGGTGGTGATTTAGCAAATTATAAACAAGTAGAAGAAGCTTATCAAAAAGGCGGTGAGTGGTGTAATTATGGATGGAGTAAAGACCAGTTGGCGTTATTCCCAACACAACAAAAAACATATGATACGTTACAAGACGTCGAAGGTCATGAGAACGATTGTGGTCGCCCAGGGGTTAATGGTGGATTTATAGCCAACCCGATGGTAAAGTTTGGAGCAAATTGTTACGGACATAAACCAGATATTACTCCAGAAGAAAGTAATCTTATGGATAATGCATCTCCATTACCAACTAATAGAGAAGACATGATTTTTCAACAGAGGGTAGATCACTGGAGAAACAATATTCAGCAAGTTTTGGTATCACCTTTTAACCATAATTCATGGAACGAATCGTTATTATAAATGTCTAGATAGGTCTATTATGTATATTATATATATTATCTACGTAAAAACATAAAAGGTCATATATGTGACTATTTATGTTTGATTATTTTGCATCAACATCGATGTTATTATTGCCATTATCGCCTTTTTTGTTACGTTTTTTTGTTTTTCTTTTTGGACTTTTATTCGGTGATGTAGGTATCTTTTTGGTTTTGTTGCCTTTGTTACCTTTGTTGCTTTTTTTACTGATATCAGTTTTAGAATTCCCAACTTTATCTTCATGGTCATTAATTTTAGCATTAGCTAGGTTGAATAATTTGTCATATAATGTGTCTTGTATACAGTCATTATCACTCTTATCGTCATCTTCATTTGCATACACATTCTTATCTTTATCGCCAGTATTTATATTTATTTTTTGTAAATTATTTGGGTTGTATAATGCCCAGTTTGGTACAACTAAACTATTAAAAATGTCGCTAACCTGGTTAGCATTATTATTAGTATTACCACCAGAAAAAGATGAATTATTATTAATGGTAACAAAAGGTGATTCTATCGATTTCATTAAGATAGATTCCACACTAAAACCACCGCTGTTTATTTCTTTATTACTATTAAAAATAAGGTCAGTAGCATTCATATAACTCATATATTAAAATCATATAATTAATTATTGTAATATCTCTTTATTTCCTTATTCTCTTTTACATCTCTATTTTGTTTCAAGTAGCTTATTATGTATTTTACCTGGTCTTTATCCTTTATAATTTCAGGGAGCTTTTCTTCTAAATATTTGTAGGTAAGAGGTTGTTGAACCTTAACATTAGTGAATGCTAACTTACCATCACTAATTTCAATCTGGGCGTTATTTAGATTTTGTACTTCAGCAAACCGAACTATATTACTATGTAATCTATTTTTGTCATCTCGCAATATTTTTATACGATTGTTCAGGGTTTTAATGTCATTATCGAGAGATACCCATCTTTGTATATTACTTTGAAAAATCTCCATTTATTATAAATTATCTAAATAATTGTATTTAACTAATTTATTTAACTAATTTATTAATCTATTAATCTATTAATCTATTATTTATCTACGGACTTAAATGATGCTAATTTAGTTTTTACATTTTCTGCGTATTTATCTCTTGGGAAGGTGTTAACAACGTCATTATAAAGCGAGTGTAATCCACTAGAAGACATTAACGTCCTTGTAGTATTGTCATCATCCCTTGGTAACCCTTTTCGTTTTCGGTATGTTTCTTCTGACTGATGTACATAATGGGCAACATATGCGGGCGTGTTGGAGTAGTTTGTGTTTACTGGTGTATGCCAAAAATAGGGCGATAATACACGCTGTCTATTAACGCTGTAATATTTACTCTTATCATTAATTACATAGAAATGAGGGTTATTGCAGTGTTTGACAGCGTTAGGTCTGACAAAAGTTTTTACATGCTTATCAAGTGTAGAATGACACCTTGTATAATTTTCTAAGATTAGTTGCTCATCATTATCTTTAACTAAATGATTAGTCCCAAACATCAACCAATTCAAAGCTACAGAGTCGCAATTATTAAACTCTCGAAGTAATGACTTGATATCATTATGTTTATTCAATACAATAAACTCATCTGCGTCGATATATATCATCCAATCAAACTTCATTTGTTTAGCGAGTGTGACAGCATATTTCATCAACGTCATTTTCAGATCATTATTAATGCGACATGCATTAAATACCCTTACTTTTCTACTGATAGACTCTACTTTCGCCTTAATAGGTTGTTTTGATTTATGGTCAAAAATTATAATGCCATCAAAACCAATCAGGAGATGATGACAAACCCATTCACATATGTTGGTTTCATCACGTATGTTTACAAATAATATAACTTTCATTATACGACCAAATTATATTACATTATTGGAATATTATTTTTATAACAAATCTTTTATGGTAATTATAATATCGGTGGTAGATATGTTTTCAGTTCTTGGTAGATAAATTACCTTGCATATAGTGTTTAGTTCATCAAATTTACCTTCCCAGTCATTTCCAATAATAAATATATCAGCATTAAATTTTTTTATATATTCAGACTTTAGTTCTAAACTTTCTTCTAAAAATACGCGGTCTACTGATTTAATATTTTTCACGATTTCCATTCTGTCTTCTTCGTTGTATAATGGATATCTTTGTTTTTTTGCATAGTTTAGTTTATCGCTCGAAACGCCAACAATAAGCTCATCTCCACGTGCTTTGCATCTATTTAGCATATTCAAATGGCCAATATGAAACAAGTCGAATGTTCCAAATGTTATTACTTTCATTATATATAAAAATGTATATATTATATAATATATTAAATTATAAATTCTGTACAATTACGATAAAAGTATCACCATTCATAAATATTCATCACTATTCATAAATATTCATCACTATTCATAAATATTCATCACTATTCATCACTATTCATTAATACATATTTATATTTACTAATACGTATTAATCTCTAGACACACTCTTCCACTCACGCACATATACCTAATGTCTTCTTCTTGTCTTGTTCTTTTGTGTCTTTTTGCCTTTTTTTCTGTATGTTTGTTGCATACTCAATAAAGCAAGAGGAACAACAGCTTGTTTTACCACTTCCCCCCAGTAGCCACCTTTTTTACTCCTAGCGTTCTTCTTACTCGCCTTACTTTTCCTTCTACGGCGACTGTTTTTGGTTTTGTTGTGCTTCTTCTTCATAGCTCTTGTTTTGTTTCTTTTACCTCCTCGCATTTGATCCAAAGGCATAAGACGGTTACCCGTGTATTGGTTTTGTTTGTTAGATTTGAATACATTATCAAATTGTTGTTCTACCCCACCATATAGAGACATTACATACTTGCTAGCCATTATATATATATATATATATATCTTTAAAAATAATGGTAATATTTATAATTTATTTGAAAAAAGGTTGATTTGGTTTTTACGAATTATTAATAATAAAATAATTAGAATTGCTAAAATCATAAAAAATATAATAATAAGAAATACAACGGTGATATAAATATAAGGATTTATTTCATATAATATAAATTCCATTATAGGTTGTGATATACCTTTTAGGTGTTGTTTCATATCTTCTCTTTTTAAAACGTCCAAACACTGATCGACTAATTTTAACGTCATTATTATATGACAAATAATAAATAATAACGAATAAAACACATTATTTGGTTATTTTATTATTTTATTATTTTGTTATTTTGTTATTTTGTTATTTTGTTAACACACCTGACGACAAAACGATTATTCTGATAATTACGTTATATCACAAATATTATTGCGTGTCGTTCGCATAATTATTTTCTTTGAAATGTTTAACATGGAAAATATAATAAGACCTGGTGTAGATTTTGATTTTAGTAAAATTTCTTTAGCATATCCATCAGCGCTAAATGGTGGCGCATATTTTACTAAATTATTGTGCGATAATAATTCAGTTTATTTAGAAACCCAAAAAAGCAAATCAAAGCAGGGAATAGTAAAGAGTGGTAAAAAAATTTACTCTGACCTAATGTTTGACCGTAGTTCAGAGGAAACTATAGATTGGTTTGAAAAGTTAGAAGAAAGATGTCAAGAATTAATTCTTGCTAAAAACGCGGAATGGTTTGAAGGCACGCTGTCGCAAGATGATATAGATAATGCTTTTAATTCAGTATTTAAAGTGTACAAATCAGGTAAATTTTATTTATTGAAAACGAATATAAAAAGTGACCAGAGTGGTAACCCTTATATAAAGATATATAACGAAAATGAAGTATTACTTGGTGAAGATTCCATCAACCAAGACACGGAATTTGTTTCAATTTTAGAGATAAAAGGAATAAAGTTCACAACGCGAAGTTTCCAGCTGGATATTGATTTGAAACAGATTATGGTTGTGGAAAAGGACCCTTTATTTGAGAATTGTTTAATAAGAACCAAGAAAAAGGAGGTTGTTAAGACAGAAAATAAGGAAGCTTCCAGTATTAAGAAAACCGAAGGAGTAGCAGCATCCGCAGCATCCGCAGAATCCGCAGAATCAGCAAGAGATGCAAAACTTAACGATTATGAGTTGCCTGAATTGGTTGATTTAGAAGTAACTGATGATAAACAATTAAAACCTGAAGGGCTAATTAATAATGAGATTAAGGACGTGAAAACCGAAGATTTTGATATAACTAACAGTAGCAGTAATAATAATGAAATCAGTATGGATGTAAAAGAATTAGATGATAATCCCACTTCATCTAGTGACAATACAGAGGTATCAACCGAAACTGAATTAGTGAACAGTATTAATGATATCAAATCAGATTCAATAGATGACGTAGACGATGTAGATAATGTAGATAGTGTAGATAATATAGACGATGTCAATGGTATAAAAGAGTTGTCGTTGGATGATAGTAAGTTGAGGGTTGTTCAGGATGATAAACATGATAATGATAATGATAATGATAATGATAATGATAATGATAATGATAATGATAATGATAATGATGATGATGAAGATGAAGGAGTTCATCATTCAACTTCATCCAACAACAATAAGGATGGTAAATTTAGTAATAGTAACACCACAAATATTAAAGTGAATACAACTACTCAATACTCGGGTGATAATAATGCATCCAAAGATTTAGAAGACATTACTGATAATATGAAAATTACTAGTTATGAAGCTGCCAGTAAAAAGGATGGACCGTTAAAACTGAAAGACCCTAGTAGTATATATTTAGATTTGTATAAGGAGGCAAGAGAAAAGGCAAAAATCGCAAAGAAAAATGCCATCGTTGCTTATTTAGAAGCAAAAAATATCAAGAAAACATTTATGGTAGATATGACAGAAATGGAAGACACCGATAGTGATATAGACAACGAAATTGATAATGTATCGGATAGTGAAGTAGCTGTGCTATAATTATTATAGTTTGTATATTTCGTTTTATATATTTCGTTTTATATATTTCGTTTTATATATTTTTGTCCAACTCATGTATTTTTTGTAATAATAACTATCTATCTGATAAATATTATTTTTAAATGAATCAATTGTTTAGGATAATTGTTTAAAACACATGATTGATTAAAACAATTAATATGTATTACTAAATTTTTTTTATCATTAATTTTATATAATGAGCAAAGTTTCTTTTAAGAAGTTATCGAAAGATTATGGAATTGGTGCTATCATAATTCTCTTACTCATAGCCGCTGGTGTAAGTATGTTTGCTAATTATTTGACTAACAAAGGTTCCGCTGGTAGTGAAAATAACCAAACTATGCCAGGTCAATATAAAGGAACACAAAGAGCAAATACCAACGCACAGGCTAATGCATCGGTTAAACCATCGCAACCTTTAGGACAAAATGAGGTATTCGCAGCTGCAAACGGTGCAAAAACTAGTATGCCAGGTATCCCTTCATCATGTAGTCAACCCAATAACCAAAACCCTGCCGATTTGTTGCCAAAAGACAGTAATGACCAGTGGGCACAGTTGAACCCAAGTGGAAAGGGAGACCTATCAAACATTAACTTATTGAAGGCAGGATACCATATTGGTATTGATACCATCGGTCAAAGTTTAAGAAATGCAAACTTACAAGTACGTTCTGAACCACCAAATCCTCAAATGAACGTTGGACCATGGAACCAAACTACTATGGAACCCGATTTCATGAGACCTCCTCTAGAGATTGGTACAGGTAACCAATAAATGTTTCATAATTCATCCAACCCATATCCATAACAAATACACAATAATTTAATTATTATATCAATATACAAACACAAACTGATATAATAATTGATTAAACTAGATGATAAAATGCCTAGTTATAAATAAATGAATATAATTAAATCTACTGCTCAGATATCGTTCTTTTTACAGATAATAACCTACATAGCGACCATGTATGTGTTTTTCTTCATGTATACCCCTGCGTTGTTATACGTGTTCCAGTTATTAAAAATAGAAATTGCCGTTAACACAATTGAAGGTATCTTTTATTATTGGATGATAAATAGTTTTAGTAAAATATCAAACATTACAGCGTATCGTTATTATGATTGGGCAATAAGTACCCCGTTAATGTTGTTTGTCTTGATTGCATATATAAGATTAAAAGATGAAAAAAATAAAATCGACAATATGGAAGAATTACTCAAAAAAGATGGATTTGTCATTCTATCAGTGTTGTTGTTGAATTGGTTTATGTTGTTAACTGGGTATCTGAACGAAATCAAGGTGATGAATAAATATATGTCAACCATAATTGGGTTTGTTCCTTTTGTGTTGATGTTCTGGATTATTTATGATTATTTTGATGTAAATAATATGAAAAGCGCGGTCTATTATGGTTTTATATATTTCGTTATTGTTTGGGCTATTTATGGGTTAGCTGCCATCATGGGTTATAATATGAAGAATGTAATGTATAACATTTTAGATTTGTTCGCAAAGAACGTTACCTCTATATTCATTATTTTAGTGATAATAAGCATGTACAAGAAAGAAGAGTCAAAAATTTAATATTGGTAAAATATATGAGTAAGCACAGTACATTTTTTTATATACTCATAGCAGTAGTTTTACTATTATGTTTAAGAATATATTATGAATCCGATGCATATAATTTGAAATGTATAATTGCGTCAAAAGATGGTAACAAATATTGTGTAAGAGATAGACAAAAGCTTGAATTAGCGGCTAATTTATTAGCAACTGTAACCGAAAAGTGTAAGAAGATTGTCAAATATATGAAAGAGAAACATCCTGATGACGAAAGAACAAAGCGCCTGGTAAAAGGATTTAATCCAAAAAAAATAAACGAAACCTTGCCAACTAGTGAATTAACAGCTTACAGTGAGAATAAGGGTGAAAAGATAGCATTTTGTTTGAATACGACAAAAGACGGTGATAAGCTGATTGATATCAATACACTAACTTTTGTAGCTTTGCATGAATTATCTCATATAATGACAGTTTCGATAGGTCACAAACAAGAATTCTGGCAAAATTTCAAATTTGTGTTGGAAAACGCAAAAGAATGTGGTGTATATGAACCAGTAAATTATAAAAAGAAACCCACTCAGTACTGTGGAATGACAATAAATGACAATCCATATTATGATTTAGTTTAATTAATATTAGTTAGTAGTTATTACACTCGGTTTGTTTGTAAAACAAATCATGGTGGTATACAATAATCATTAAATATTTATATTTAATATTAAGTAAGTATTAAATTTAAAATAATAGTAGAATTATATATATGTTAGATACGAAAGATAAAAAATCATTAAATATAGATAAAAAAATTTACAAGGCAAACTATCTTTTAGATGATAAAATAAAGGACATATATGTATTTTATGGTAGTTCAGTCGACGATAAAGATAAGGAGGACGTGCAAAGTAAGGTTTTTACAAAGGAGGAGTTAGCTTACAATAATGAAAATAATGTAAATATAGTTTTTGTAGATGATAGTATACGGGTTGACGACACTATAAACACTATAAAACATAAAATCATGAATGCTATTAGTGTCGATGTTTACTTAGAAGAGATGTATTTGTTTTGCAGTAAGTTGGAAAGGGTTAGTTCTGTTAATATATACGAGACTTTGACACAGAATAAACGAAGAGAAATTACGCATGATATTTTCGCGCAATTTCTTAGTAATATTGTAAAGTGCGAGGATGGTACTAGTGTAAAAATGCCAGAGGACCAAGATAAGGAAGGACATGACCAAGATAAGGTTGATAATGACAAACATAAAGAAGATAATATATACACCTATGACGACATCATCAAGTTAGATATTAATAACAAAAAATGTATTATAAATAAACCATTAGGACAAAAGTTCATAATAAAGAACAACGTGTATCCTTTTATTACAAACCCATACAAATTAACAAGCAAAGACGACTATTTTGAAGCGAACATCAGAAGGGCGTTATCCACCCTGAACAATAATCTGTTGTTAAACACAGGTGAAATAGTAGACAATAACATTTATGTTACATTAGCCAGCGATGTCTTAAAATATTACGACACCAAAAGTGATAATGTAATTGGAAGTGATACGATATTACAAATATATTACCCTTTTTTGTACAACAAGAATATTAATACGGTCGATGATTTGAATGATAACAAGGAAAAACTAACAAAAAACGACAAAACTAGCTACACGAATTCACCAGAGTACAAATTAGATGAATCTATCAATATGTTTTATGATGTATACTACATGAAGTCAAAAGAATTGAACTACACGAAAAATGGTGTTAAATATATAAAATTCGCCATGAAGCCAGAGTATGATATCAAGATGCCGTTGGACATAATATTCAAGCTAATTCATGCGACAAAAGATAAACCAATCATAAAGTACAATTCATCGTCTAAACAAGAAAATATTTATCGCGTATATACAGATAATTTGTCTACGGATGGCCGAAAGATACCTGCGCTTAAAAAATCATTAGTATTCAAATTTGTAAAGCAATCTAGTAAGCAAAAGTCGATAACTATTTACGCAGAACACAGCGAGAACAACAAAACTGATGTAGTAATGATGGAACTATTAGCAAATGGAATAATGAAAATTTCTGCGGAATTAGACAATATTATTACGTTATCTAAATTAACCGAAATGTTAGGTACAATTATAAATTCATTTTTGAAAGATTTGAAGATTATACTGGAGCAACATATTTATAATTTTCGCGATTTTACTGACCTTTACGATGAAAATATAGAGATACTGCAACTAACGTATAGTAATAAAATAAAGCTAATAGATAATGTCGACATAGAAAGCATCAAATCGTGTATAACTGGCGTGTTTAATATAGAACAAATTAAATCACTAAAGGACATCCAGTTACGTTTTAAAAGAGTGTCTAATTTCAACAAAGTAACCAGTCAAGAGGCGTTTGTTATTGAAAAGAGTGAACAAGGATTACGAGGTAATGAAATAGTAGACGCCTTACTTGAAAATTTCAAGGACCAAATTACGCGAACGGAAGCAGAAGAGTTGATTATTAGAATGGCGAATGAATACGAAGTTGAACGAACTGCTCACAAGTCCGAAACCAAAATCCGAGATAGTCCGGGATTCAAAACATTATTGACTGTAGATACACAGGATAGTTTATTAACGATACACGTAGAAGGTATTAATAATATTAATTACATGGAAACAATACCAATCTATTTGGATACGTTGGTTCGTTTAACACAGAAAAAGAAAAATACTGAATTTCCAGAAGACAAGATAAAAAAAATATGTGACATGGAGAACGATGTTAAGGATATTGTAGTTGCACATGATGACATAGTATCAGTTTCTGAGAGGTCGCATAAAGAAATCAAGGAGGACGAGGACGAGGATGATGATGATTTAAGCGATGAAAGTGAATACATGTCCGATGTGGGTAGTGTAGATGAACAAGACAAAGGGTTAGATAATGTTGTGGCTGACAAACCAGCAGGTGCATTAGACCTCTTTTTTGACGATGACGATGATGAAGAAGAAGAAGAAGAAGAAGATGAAGAGGAAGATAAAAGTAGTAGTCAAAAACAAGATAGCGAACAAACTGGCGGTGATGTAGAAGAACCTACAGAAACTGAGGAGAACGTAGAACCTGATAACAACGAACAAACCGAGGAGAAGAATGTATCTGTCGATGTAGATTCAAATTCATCTAACGAGAATATGAATGTCCGTAATATCGATGGTATGAAATTAAGCAAACCTTACTACTTTCAATCTTTAATCGAAAAAAATGACCCTGTATTAGTGTTAAAAGAAGATAGCGGAAAATACAATTCATATTCCAGAACATGTAGTTCAGATACTCGTCGTCAGCCAGTTATACTAACGGACAAACAGTTAGAGAAAATAAACAAGGAACATGAAGGGTTCTTGCGCCACGAAGATGTTGTTAAATATGGTTCTGACCGTAATAATCAATTTAATTATATTTGTCCTCGTTATTGGTGTCTAAAAAATAACACAATTATCAACCCCGATGAGCTAAAAGAAGTTGTAGGTAAGAATGGAAAAAAAGAGTTAATGCATCCAACATGTGGTAAGGTATTAGATAAGAAAGACAAAACTGTTAAGCCAGGTTATTATATTTACGAGTTTTACCCAGACAAAAATCTCAAAGCTACTACTAAAACTATAAAACCAACAGATGATGTAGAAGTTTTGCATAACGACAACTGGGAAAATGCGGTAGTAGTAGAAAATAGTAAAGAAAATAAGAACAATTTTATAGTCAAAATCAAAAAAACGAATGAAGAAATTACTGTTAATGTGGATAATATCCGTCATAAGTACAAGAGGTATCCAAATTTCCAGTTAGATAAACATCCAGATGGACACTGTGTTCCATGTTGTTTTGATAAATATAATACCGATGGTAAAATACATACTAGAGAAGTATGTGACAAAAAGATGGGTTCAGACGACGAAAATGAAAGTGATGAAGAAGACGCTGACGTAGACGACGCAGATGCGGATGCAGACAAAGCAGATTCCGACGAGGAGGAGGAAGAAGGCGCAGAACAAAAGGAAAAGGAAAAGGGTAAGGAAAAGGAAAAAAACAAACATAAACCTCGAAACATAACAAAAGAAGATGAGTATATTAAAGGACCAGATAAGTTTCCACTAGGACCAGGGCGTTGGGGTTATTTGCCGCCAGAAATACAATTTATACTGCGTCAGGTGAACTTGGATTGCCAAATAAGCAATACTAATACTAATATCAAACCCAACCACCCATGTTTGTTGCGTCATGGTGTCGAAACCAGTAACATACAGTCATTTATTGCATGTATATCGGACGCACTATTTTTCGGTAAAAATTATAAGGACGGAGACGGCAATATCAAACCTATGAAGGTATTATCAATTTCTGATATGCGCAAGCTTATTATTAAATCTTTGAATTTGGACAATTTTATAAAATATCAGAATGGTAATTTGGTAAACGACTTCTGGTATAATAAAGTGTCAGGTTCCAGTTCAGAAACACCAAACTATGATAAATACAAAAACACCAAATTATACTCTAAAATAAATCTAGACGTAAAAGCAGAAGCCGAATATTTGAACAAAGTTATAAATGCATTCAACAATTTTGTAGGATTTTTAGGTGACGATGATGCGTTGATAACTCATACATATTTATGGGATATTGTAAGTTATCCAAACAAATATTTATTCCCTAATGGTGTGAACCTGGTTATATTTGAAATACCTGCGGATGACATAACTAATAACGTACAATTAGTCTGTCCGACAAATCACTATTCATCTCAATTCTATGAATCAAGAAAACCCACTATAATTCTTATGAAAGAGGGTCATTATTACGAACCTATTTATGTTTATAAAACTGGCGACAAGATTTCAATAACCAAGGAGTTTAAAGAACTGGACCCTACACTATCTCGAAGCATTAGAGATGTGATTACAGAAGTGATTAAACCATTCTATTCTAGTATATGTAAACCTAAAGACAGTTTACCTAAGGTGTATAAAGCAAAACGACCATTATTATTACACGACTTGATCAACAAATTAATGTATTATAACTATGATATCAAGAAGTTTGTGTTGAATTTCAACAACAAGGTGATAGGTTTGGTAGCACAAGAGCCATCGTCGAGCGGTACTGGTGCTACAGGGTTTGTTCCATGTTATCCTTCATCTAATAATAGTAAGATAAACAACGACTATGTATTTATGACAGATCTATCTTTATGGAATGATTATTATAAGACCTTGGGATTTTTAACGAAGATTTCAAACAAGAATAAAAAAATAAAGAGTACATCATCGCACATACCTTGTAAGCCAATATTGAAAGTGGTTGAAGATGACATGGTGGTTGGAATTATAACCGAAACCAATCAGTTTATTCAACTGTCCGAACCAATTGTGGAAAAGATGATACATAACAAAAACAATCTTCCTGATTTACCCAGTATACGTAATAACAACTATGTTATAACACAGAAGAACGGAACACAACAAACCATAACTAATGCGGACGTTGAGATAACCACTAGTAAAAAAGTAGACGAAAAGAGGATTGATTTCATAAAGCGAATTAAACTGGAAAACAATTTTTATGCGATATTCAGAAACACTATTAAAATATTATTGAATGATTACTCTAATTTGAAAATCAGAAAAGATATTGAAGAAGTATTGGGAAATAGTTTCTTGTTATACACCGAAAAATTTAACAAAATAGAAGAATTATTTAAAAAATTAGTAGGCGATAAAGTACAATTTATAGGTGATACTGACTATTACAAGATGATTAATGAGGTGACTAGTTGTTTGTATAACGACGTTAACGAGTGCAGAGAATCCAAATTATGTACTGTAACAGACAATAATGCGTGCGGGTTAATAGTACCTAAACAAAATTTGATTACACAAAAGAGCAATCATGATATTTATTTCGGTAAAATTACCGATGAAATAATACGGTATAATAGAATCAACAGTTTTCTGTTGAACCCTAAAACATACTTAACATTAAGTGATGTAGATTATAGATTGAACGATGACGAAATCATTTTATTACAATCATCATTAACATCTGATTATTTCGATGGTTTAACCCCTGGAGAAATAAACAAGTATGCAAAGCATAATTCGTATGATGAGGTTAACCCGATAATGACGCAAACCTACGACAACACAGTAGTCGATATAATAAAAAAAGAGGTACATGACCAATCATGTGTGAAAATAAATGGCAAGGTGATAGGTATATGGAACCGCTGTTTTCCTAATGAGTGTAAAGAAGCAGAATATAGTGATAGTGTTTTTTGTGGGTATCAAATGATTATTGATTTGGTGTTTAAATATAAAGGTCAAGCCAAAACAATCAATCAAGTAAAGAATGACTTAATTAAAGGATACAATAAGTATATGCCTAATCATGGTGATAAAATTATTGATATCTTGATATCAGAGGGAAAAAAGAACAAGGGTTTGCAAGTGAAAACGAATAAGTTGAGTTTTGTGAATTTCCTATTATTGGAGAGTTATTATTTGACTGTTTTGGATATATGGATATTGATTACATACTATGAGATACCTGCGATATTTATTTCTTCGAAACCGTTTTTGCATACTAATTATAAGGGACGTATTTTTATTGGTTATGGTAGTAAAGAAACAGAATTTGCCTTTATATGGACGTCTGCCCTAAGAGCAGGTATTACACCCAAATATAAAATTATAACTTACGATAATAGTGGCGATATGGGTGATATGGGTGATATGGGTCATGTTGTGGACGATAATATAGACAACTCCAATAAGAAGGAACAAACTAAGAAGGAACAAAATAATAATGAAAGAAAAGAGATGAATTATTTTATAAGTTTGGATGATATTAGTGAAGATTGTCGGTACATGATTACAGAATCGGAAAAAGTATATAAGCCATTAGATAAATACTTGGAAATGTATGTGGGGGATAAGGGAGCAAAAACTAAGAAACCGAAAAAGATAGTTATAGAAGATGCTGATCCTGATGATGATGCTGAGCCAACAGTAGAAAAGGAAAGTAAAACGAAAAAACCAAAGACAACCAAAGCTGCAGCTACTACTCAACCCATAAGGGTTAAAAAACTTAACAAGAAAACATTAATAATAGACGATGACGCATAAAATGTAATAAATAAAATAATAAAATAAAAATGAATTTAAATTGTTGTCTATGTTGATGTATAAATTTACTAATATAATTATCAATATGAATAATAATATTAATATTAATAGTCCGATGCATACAAACCCGAAATATAGTAATACTAAAATGATTTCTCAACGTAATATAACACGCAACGAACATGTATTATGGAAACCATATAATTGTGACATGTACAAGGATTATGTAGTTGTTTCTGTCATAAAAAAGAATGAAAATGAGGTCGTATATTGTATAACACCAAATAACAATTATGATTTAACTAGTGGTGTAAAAGATGTATATCAAAACGTGTATGTTAGTCGAGATGAGTTGGTTTGATTGTAACATTTTAATTAGTTAGTTTAGTTTAATATTTTAGTTCTATTTTATTTATAATATCACAAATTATATCCTTTGTTACATCGCGTATTTGTATTTCATTTTGTATTATTGAATCATTATCATTATCATTATCATTATCATTATCATTATCATTATCATTATCATTATCATTATCATTATCATTATCATTATCATTATCATTATCATTATCATTATCATTATCATTATCATTATTATTTAACGTATTAATTATAGCAAATCCTTCTACCAAAAGTGTAACATTATCTGCAGCACTAGATGATGACGATTCACTTTTTTCTTCTGTTGTGGTACATTCTTCTTTTTCCTCACCTTCTTCCGAATCATAAATAGCTATGTTATTATTACTAGAGGTAGTGTCTATGTTATTATTCGTATTTGTAGATATGTTATTAGTAGTACGATTGGATGAAAACAGCACATTATTTGACAATAAATTATCTAGAGTAGTAATTACTGTATTTGCATGATAATCACTTCTTATGAATGACCCAGTAGTATGAATATTGATTGGAACCGCTGACGTGTAATGGTCAATATCGTCATCCATAATATCATCAAAACTATTGAAATAATAATCTCTAACGGATTCATAATTGGTGTCATCATTCTCTTCTTCATCTTCGAACATTTCTAATTCGATAATATCTGTATTAGCGCTTTCACTACTTATGTTAGAATATAGTGGTGATAATGGAGTACTTCTATAGGTGTTTGATGTCATTACAAAGTACTCTATTGTTTTTTTTAGGTCGAATGATTCGTGACTGTTGGAAAAACTATCATTGTCATCATAGAAAGGACAGTATTTCTTATCAAAATCTATAGAAATTATTCGTGTTGATGGCTTAACCCCATCATATTTTTTGATTATTTTGCGTATCTTTCTACCAAAAGTAAAGTTATACATATAAAGTTTATTCAGCTTGTAATACAGATAAATGTGCATACTATGTTTTTTATTTATTTCTAGTGTGAATTTAGATGTCAAATAAAGTAATAAGTATGGTTTCATTATTTCAACTAATTCTGTCTTAGGAAAATCAACAGATATTTGAAACTTGTTTCTAGTTTTTATATTGTACTCTTTTATCATATTGTGTATTACGTTTGCAAGTACGATATCATTCGTCTCACGAACATACTGATGAATAGATTTTTCTCTGAGTAATGATTCATGACGGTCATAAAATTGAGTTAAATTAAAATTGCACTTGAATAATTTATAGAATAACTCGTTAGTAATATGTGTATTGAATATGATATGAAAATATATAGTATACAATATTGCTTTTGAAAAAATAACATTATTATATGGGTTTTTGATTGCCAACGGCTCTGAATAAAAAACACACGATGTATTCTGTAAACAGTTATTAATAATCTTGGACAAATCAAAAACAGAGAATAAATATCTTGTTTTTTCCTGGTATATGCATATTGTAGTTCTTTTTTTAATGTCTAGTTTGTTGGAAACCAAATCCTCATCTACAAGTAATTTAGATTTATTAAACATAATACGATGTTTGAATCGATTCAACGCATGATAAACGGATTGTATTTTACAAAAAGTATTAATAAACTCTTCCTTATTATTTTGTGGTATAAAAGAGTTACTTATCATATCTCGAAAAAAAATAAATTTGGTGTTTATGGAATATTTTGAATTCTTACACAAGGATTCAAAATTAAATGATAATAATAGTGGTAGATTAGTAGATTGTTCAATAATTTTGGTTGTTATATCATAAAACATTAAGTTAATACTATATTAATTGTAAATATTTTTATATAGGTTATTTTGAGATATTATTTATAATCATGTCTATCATCTCTGTGATGTCTGTCTTAGAACGATGAGTTAGAATCCTGGGTCGTAATCATCATCATCGCCCATATTAGTCGTTTTAATATTAGTTACATTATTTTGTATAGTCAAGTTAGTAATAGCACAAGGATCGCTAATATCTTCTGCACCAGAGCCAAACATCTCGTCAATCTGGTCCTCGGTATTAGTGAACTTGAACTTGCTGGTTTCTTTAAGTTTGTTCATTTCTTCGATGTCCAATACCACTTGGAATGAACTAGTACCATACAATCCTTCTTGTCCACACATGACATTAGCAGATACACCACGCAATATATCCAATTCTGCATGTCTAGCTGCTTTTAAAAACATTTCAGGCGTTTCTTCAAACGATGCCTTGGCAATAGGACCAATATTATCATTATTAATTCCGTGTCTGAATATCGAAATCATTTTATAAGAATATGTCATTCTATCCACCAATACACTAAAGTTGTGATGATTAATATAGGTACCATCAAACTCAATAACATCAATCAACTCATTATATATTGCTTGTCTGGCGGCTTCAATACCCAAAACATTATAGATTTCAGCTATATCGTTACTGAATGTTCTGGTATTATCAATATAATCTAGTCCAAGTACGGACAACAAATTAGTTCCAACTGTATCTAGTAGCCATATGTCTTGCTTCTTGTATATTCCGTTATTTTCAATCATATTATCTTTGAGTTTTCTCATAATGACCTTGTTGATTTTTTTCGTACCTCTCAGTATGACATTTTGCAAAAGTTGTTCTTGGAAATTCTTCAAGATGTAAATCTGGTCGGATTGATCTAATGGATTAACATTCGGTTTCTTTTTCGTTTTCATAGTTTTCATGACTTCATTCATTCTTATTCTGAACACTAGTTTTTCAGAATTATAATCAGAATATACACATGTAATTTGGTCTTCATAACAATTATTCAAAGTGAAGTTAATATCATCCATAGTTATATTCTTTTCCAACATAACTTCTGGGTCCATTACCATTCTGATAACCCACTTCGATTTTTCGCTATCGTCATCATTCTCGATTGTTTCATCATTACACTCCGCAACCATTTGCTGGAATTCTTGATACTGTTTCATGGTATCTTTATCCTCTTCTATAAGTGTGTCTAGGTCGTCTGGATCAAAACATATTTCACTAGATACGACAACGTCTTCCAATTTAGTGTGCTCTAACATGTGCATAATAGATGTAGCTTTTTCTTTGACTGTTTCATCCTCCTTTTTAAGGTAAACTGTGAGCGATGGATTCTTCGGCTCGCTGGATAATGATAGTATTTCTTCAATACGAGGCACACCACGAGTAACATTCGACTTTGACGCCACACCAGCAAAATGAAAGGTATTCAAAGTCATCTGTGTTGATACCTCACCTATACTTTGTCCTGCTATCATTCCAACCATTTCCCCTGGTGCTACTATAGCGCGTTTGTAAGAGTTGACAATCGTATCTAATAGTAATTGCAAGGATTTCATGTTGAATCGCTTTACAACAACCAGTTCTTTAGGCGACAAATAATAGTAGAATAGTGTCTTGAATAAGTCAGTAGGTGGAGCAAAGATAATCTTTTCTAGCTTATCATAGCATGCTTCTATTAGCTGGAAAGCTTCCAAAGGTGTAATATCAGATAATGACGTCATCGATATATTTGTTTGTCCTTGTATGTTATTAATAATATACGCGAATGCTACTGGCGAGTTTACAATTATATCACCTTTACCTTTAAAGACATTCTTAATGATTTTGTCTCTCATTTGTATCATAAATTGTGTGTATTTGTCACAGTATTCTTTCATACTTTTTTTCTGTTTGTTATAACGAGTTAGTGTGTTCTTCAAGAATACACTCGAAAGTATATTACTTTTGTTATTGTTTTCTGGCAATATGAAGTGTGAATATATTTCTTGTGTACTCATACTAACAATAGGTATTAACTGGTTTTCTACTTTAGTCGTATCGATGTTATCATCACCATAAGCAAATTGTACAATCTTACCCTTGTTATTTCTTACGGTCATGTCATAGTTTACCATTAAATCTTCAAGACCTTTAATTAATCGTCTTTGAATATAACCTGTTGTAGAAGTTTTGACAGCCGTATCAATAAGACCTACTCTGCCACCCATAGCATGGAAGAATAGTTCTTGAGGCGACAATCCATTAATATACGAACTTTCAACAAATCCTCTCGCAACTGGACTATCATCGTATTTAGTATAATGCGGTAACGTTCTTTGTTCAAATCCATAAGGGATTCTTTTTCCATCTACGTTCTGTTGACCTAAACAAGAAATCATAAAGGATATGTTCAAATCCGATCCCTTAGACCCTGCTTTTACCATAGTAACAAATCGATTGTTTTTATCCAAACTATTCAGACCAATTTTGCCTGATTCAGATGTCGCCTGATTAAGTATGTTATTTACCTTTGTTTCAAATTCTTCGTTATTAGTTTTACCAGATTTGTTTTCAAAGATACCAATCTGTGTTTGTTCAATCAAATTTTTTACATCTGCTTTTTTCTGCGTAATTACTTTGATAATTTCTTCGTTTGTTTTGTTGTCAGAAATTAAGTCACTAATACCAACACTAAATGCAGAGTATTTCATGTACTCAGTTACCACATTTTGCAAATCATCGATAAACTTGGCGCAACCTTGGTTACCGAAATCGTTGCATATTCTTTGTAATAACCCTTTTGTACCACCACCTACTACTTGTTTATCCATTTGTCCTCTAATATACTTACCATTCTTGATTTCAAGAACTGCATTAGATGTGTTGAAATCCATGTCATCTTTGTATGCCTTCGTCTTATATTTTAAGCTTAGTGGATACATTATTTGTGACAATAAATCAAAACTCGATATACCTTTTTCTTTGGTGAAATCTTTGGCTAACATGTTTTCATCAACACCATCAAACAACATCATCAAGTTCATGGCATTACGTGGTGTGAAATGAATGTTTTCTCTGGTGAATTGGTAACATCCAAGCATAGAATCTTGAAATATACCAATAATAGAGGAGTTATTAGCAGGACTGATTATTTGATAAGGTACTGCTGCCAAATTAATCAATTCTGATTCCGATTCCAGGTCTTGTGGCATGTGCAAGTTCATCTCATCACCATCAAAATCAGCATTATATGGTTTTGTATCAGCTACATTCATACGGAATGTGTCGCCTAATTTCATAACTTTTGCGATATGACACATCATACTCATTCTATGAAGTGTAGGTTGTCTATTGAAAAGAACTGGGTCGCCATCCATCATGTGTCTATGAACTATATCACCATCCTCCAAAGTAATGGATTCACGGTCCATAAAATATCTCAAGGTAATGGACTCGCCGTTTTCCTTTTCCAATATTTTCGCTCCAGGCCATACGTCAGGACCGTTCTGAACTAGTTTTGTCAAAAATGCCTTGTTCATTTTGTTAACCTTTACTGGTTTTGTAATATTTTTTGCGATTTTCATAGGAATTCCCAATTCTTTGATTGACAGATTCGGGTCAGCAGTAATAACAGATCTTGCACTAAAGTCGACACGTTTTGCCATAAGATTACCTCTCATTCTTCCACCTTTACCGTTCAACCTATCCTTAATCGATTTCAAGGGTCTTCCTGAACGTTGTGCTACAGAAGCTACGCCTGGTATTTTATTATCTACTTGTGTAGCCACATAATATTGTAATACTGTTGTCCAGTCATCAATAACATTAGATGGTGCGTTATTATTTATTTTTTCTTGTAGAGTTTTGTTCGCTTTAATAATATTTACTAATATATGACTTAAGTCGTCTTCTGAACGTTGTTGTGCGTCATGTTTTACAGATGGTCTTACTGCAGGAGGCGGAATAATCATCGTTTGACAAATCATCCAATCTGGTCTAGACCAAACAGGACTAAAACCCATAAATGCAACGTCTTCATCAGATATACGTTTCAAAATCTTCAACGTCATTTCTGGTGTGAATTTAACTATTATTGGCTCAGAACTATCATCATTCTTATCCTCATTTTTCCACTCTGCAACAATAGTTGCCAACCCTTCTTTTCTTATTTTACCATTAGGAGGACATGGTTGTAAACATCCACAACCATCTTCTATATCATCACCACATCTTTTTACTTTACTTGCTAAACTAAACACTTGTTTCCATCGTGCTTCATTATTTTTACTAAAAGTCTTACTGTATTTACTTTTACTTATAAGTAGTTTACTGCATTTAATACAAACACAACGTAAGCATTTGATTATAGTATTCAAGTACTGTATGTAATAAACTGGCTTGGCCAACTCTATGTGACCATTATAACCTGGTGTTTCCATATAATCCAACCCATCTGTAGGACATATTAACCCAGGGTCTAACACACCCATCCGAGGGTCAAATAACCCACCGATAACAGGTTTGTTGTTTATGTAAGTATCTCTTGTGGTAACCTCCACTACCGAACTCTTTCTTATTTCCTCAGGAGACATAATACTAAATTGTACTCCAATTACTTTTGACACGTTTACTGAGGTATTATTGTTGTATTTCATCATGCTGTATATATTATATTACATAGATTTTAGATAGTTTAAAATCATTTTTATTTTATTTTACTTGATAATATGAATTTGTACATTTATATTATTTATAAATATATTTTCTCCCTTTTATGTCGTTTATATCATTCCCAATCAATACAGAAATGTGTTTCTTTATAGTTTTCCTTACATGTTCTTCTGAACAACACATCAGTTCTGCAACATCTTTATTTGTACGTTTTATGTTGAAAAGGTAATCAAATCTATAATAAAACAATCTCTTTACAAAAGGTTCCAATCTATTTATTTCAACCCAAAAATAGAGTAAATCGCTATTATTTTCAATTTGTACAGATTTCATATAATCAAGACCCCTTAAATAAGTAGTGTATTCGTATTCTCTGTAAACAGGTTTACGCTTCATTACGCTTTTACGTCGTTCAGTTATCGGTATTTTTGATATTGTGTAGTTATCTGTTATACATTTGTATATAGAACCCTCTATGTAAATTTTAGCATAATTTACAAACAATCTTCTTCCGTCATATTTCCGTACACTATCATACAGCCCTCTGTATCCATAAACTAACATATCTTGTTTAATATTTAGTATTTTTCTTTTGTGAATTTTCCCAAACATTTTTGCGGTACTGCACACTAGAGGCACATGTCTCATAAATATAATGTAATTTACTTTCTCCATCATAGATTGTGATGTATGTTTATCTGTTTTATAATGTTGAAGAATTCTCCACTGTTTGGGCGTAATCATTTTGTATGAGCATACACATAAACACTTTAATAATAATAAAAAATAAAATAAAAACAAAACGTTTCCCATGGTTATTATAATTAAATCTATTTATTAGTTTTTAATTTATTATTTATCGTATACATTTATACGTAGTATAGTGTAAAAAATGATACGATACAAGGGTTGAAATACCGTAAAAATGTGATATAAATAAAAAAAATGAATGAAAATAAAATATATAGAACATGTAGTAATTACATACAAAATGAAAGGTGAAACTATCCAAAACAAGAAAAACTGCAAGTACAACTCATCTGATGATAATTCAGATTACACTAGCGATGTTAGTGAAGGAGAAATAGATGTACATGAATATCGCAAATTTATTTCCAAAATATTTCCATCAAAACACATTAATAATAAGATCAAAGCAGGTAACCGAATTAAAAAATTGAATAAAAAAGAGAATAAAAACAAAAAAAATAACAGTAAAAGCGATTATGACGATGATGACACCGAAACTTTAGATGATGAAGATACTGATACTAGTTATGAAGATGAGGATGATGAGGATGATGAAGACGACGAAGAGGAAGAAGAATACGATGACGAAGATGATGAAGATGAACAACCACGTCGTCGTAAAGCAATCGACAAAGAAAAAAAGGACAACAACAAAGGGTTATCTATTGTTACACGAAGCAAAAGTAAAAAGAGTTCAAGGGTTGTAAAAGAATTACCCAAGAAAAAGGGTTCTTCCAGCGATAATAAAAAATCAAATAAAAAACAGAATAATAAAAAGAAAAATAAAAAAAAGGTTGTTGAAAGTGATAGTAGTGATGACGACGAAGACGAAGATATTTATGAAGATGATGACGAGGAGGATGATGACGATGATATGATTAGTCCAAAATCTAATAAAGTAAATATTATTTTCACGATTGGTGGAGCTGAGGATGAATATGAAGATGACGATGATGACTATGAAGATGATTATAGCGACGATTATGAAACAGAGGATGAAAATGCATCAGTATCGTCCGTCGAATCAACCCCGAAAAAGAAGAAGATTATTAAAAAGTCGTCAAAGAGTAAGAAGGACCAAGATAAGGACCCCGAAGATAAGGATAAAGAACAAGACAAAGACAAAGATAGTAGTAAGAAGAAATCAAAGGATGATGATGATAAAAAGGAATCTAACGAGAAAACATCAGGTTCTATGAAGAAGTCAAGTTCATTCAAAGATAGATTGAATAATCTAAGTAAATTATTAGACGATAATAAAGATAAAAATAAGGACCATCTAATTGAGAAATGCATAGCAATATGCGAAGAAGATATCAAACATTCAGAAGAAAAGAAGAACAAAAAGGTGAAAAAAGAAAAAGACCGTAATCTTAGAATATTCAAAAAGATAATTAGTGATAAAAATGTGATGAATGACTTTACATTTTATGAAAAATTAGACGTGGAACAACAGAAAAAGGTTCTAAAAGAGTTGAGAGAAATAAACAAATTAACTAGAATTGAAAAACCATATAGAATGTGTATATTAGAATCCGATATCCCAACTGTTTTCAAGGGTGCTGCTATGAAAAAAATTAACACGCTAAGACAGATGGACCCAGGTAGCGGTGAATTCTACAAGGTGAAGAATTGGGTGGATACTTTTATGAGAATACCATTCGGAAAACACCAGCAATTAGATGTCAGTATTACCAAAGGTGTAGATTCGTGTCATGAGTTTATGGAAAAAGCACAAGGTACATTAAATGAAGCTATTTACGGATTGAATGATGCTAAGATGCAAATAATGCAAATGTTAGGTCAATTTGTGACTAATCCGACATCAATAGGAGGAGCAATAGCTATTCATGGTCCACCAGGTACTGGTAAAACTAGTTTGGTGAAAGAAGGAATCAGTAAAATCCTGAACAGGCCTTTTGCGTTTATAGCATTAGGTGGTGCAACTGACAGTAGTTTTCTAGAAGGTCATTCATATACTTACGAAGGTAGTACATGGGGTAAGATTGTTCAAATATTGATTGATAGTAAGTGCATGAACCCAGTAATTTATTTTGATGAGCTTGACAAGATAAGTGACACCCCAAAAGGTGAGGAAATCACAGGAATACTTACTCATTTGACTGATACAACTCAAAATACGCAATTTCATGATAAATATTTCTCGGAAATTGATTTTGATTTAAGTAAATGCATGTTTATATTCAGTT